AGCTGGGCCAGCACCTCGGTCGGCACGTTCTGGCCGTCGCCGTACAGCTCCGCGAACCGGGCGGCGAGCTGCTCGTCGAGCGCCGCCAGCGCGTCGTCGGAGAGTGTCGACAGGTCCTCGGGAACCTCGATCACGGCCAGGGGGGTTTCTTCGTCCATCTGCGTCTCTCCTCCAAGACTGTTCGTCTGAGAGGGCGGTCGACGCGCCGTCGGCGCTCGACTTCGGACGCAGAGCCAGGTCCGCGTGCCCCGGTCACCCTTCGACCGGTGGGGCTTCCCACGGCAGCGGGACGCCCTTGAACGTCACATCATGCCGTCAGCCGGCCGGCAGGTCAAGGACCCGGCCCGCTCCCGGGAACGAGCGGCGGGCGATCACCGCCGTCGAGTACAGCGGGTAGCGGTGCTCGACGCCGGCCGCGTCCAGGAAGTAGTAGCGGTCGGCCTGCGGGGCGGCGGCGACCATCGCCTGGGCCTGGGCCGACGTCATCGTCTGGATCGCCGACTTGCCGCCGCACGAGCTGCAGTTACCCACAGTCGCACCTCCCGGCCATCGCGGCCGCCAGCTCGGCCGCCCTCTCGTCGCGCTCGCCCTGCAGCCGGGCGGCGTGCGCCGCCAGGCCGGCCAGGTTGACCGTCGTCCGGTGGGGGGTGCGCTCGAACCGCACCGGCACCGCCGACGCCACCAGGGCGCCGTCGCGGTAGCGCACCGACGGCCGCCTGCGACCCTCGGCGAACCCCGGTACCGGCACGAGCAGCGCCGAGAAGCATTCGACGCCGCCGCCGACGCCGTCCTTCGGTCGCCAGTGCCCGGACAACTGGCACGCCATCGCCCGGTCGACCATGTCGGCCGTCACCGACGGCAGCACCGCGCCGGCGATCCACACGCCGTGCCCGTTCTCGCCGATACGGGCGGTGCCGAAGATCGAGCACGAGTTCTCGAACTGCTCCACTTCCGGTCCGGCGTACGAGCGGGGGGCGTGGTTGCAGCCCATCGTCACGTTGCCGGTGACGACGCGGTCGCCGCCCTCGCAGATCGTCTCGCCCCGCAGGAACCTGCGGTAGTCGGCGCCGAGCGGCACGGTGCGCCCCCTGAAGATCGGCGAGATGTGCCCGACGTTCGTCGGCGCCAGGTATCCGTACAGCCGTCCCTCGTCGGTGATCGTCAGCGCCCCGTGCGCGGTGACGTCGGTCGGCTCGTCGAACCACCAGGCCGGCGGCCGGTCGTGCAGCGTGAGCGTGTGCGTGCCGGCCGCGACCACGGTGGCGTCGACGTCGAACTCCGGGACCTCCCGGCCGGCGTCGCGCAGGTGCTTCGCCAGGTGGTTGTAGACGCCGCGCCGGTCGGCGACCGGGATCGTCGTGCCGGCGCGGCCGCCGTGCAGGACGCCGATGGCGTTCGAGCACGCCGTCACGTTCGCCGCGCCGGCACGGCCGCCGTCGCCGACCTCGTGGTGGATGAACCGGAACGCGGACTTCGGGTAGCGGCCGTCCTCGGCGTCGACGTCCGGGTCGGGCCCCCACGCGTAGATCCCCCGGAAGTAGTCGAGCGTCTCCGGGCTGCGCACTCTCGCCTCGTTCGCCGAGCTGTCCCATGCCGCCTCCGACGTCCCGGAGTCGTGCGGGCCGATCGCCCCCGCGGCGGCGCCGTTCGAGGTCGACGCGACGGGGAGGGGCATGGGCGCGCTCCCCGCCGCGTCGTCGCGCTCGACGGCCGCGGGCTGCTCGTCGAGCGCAACCTCAGCCTCGATGAACGCCGCGATATCCACCAGGGTGACGGCCCGGATGCGGCCGGCGTGGAACACGACCTTCTCCGGCTCCGGACCGAACAGCATCACGAAGTCCCCGTCGTCGCCCTCCTCGACTGTCTCGTCGTCGGCGTCCTCAGGCATGACCAGCTCGACGTCGGCGTCGGTGATCGAGTCGGGCACGATCGACACCCACCGCACGACGCCCTCCCGCATCAGTTCGGTGACCGTCAGGGCGTCCTCCGATGCCGTCGACAGCCGGCCGGACCCCCAGATGATCCCGCCGTCGCGCCGTTCGATCTCGTCGACCGTGCCGACCGGCACCGTCACGGAGTGCTCGCCGCCGTGGGTGCCCTCCTTCTCCCACTGCAGCACGACCGGCAGCCGCTCCCACGTCAGCGACCCGGCGGCGAACTCGCGGGCCGGCGCTTCCATCGTCGGCCGCCCCTCGATGGTGATCACCCCCGACCAGGTAGGCCCGGCGACGAGCGGCAGCAGGCCCTCGCTCTCGGCCGCGTTGAGGGCCGCCAGCTGCGCCTGGGCGTCCTCCTGTGTCTCGTGGCAGCCGGCCGTCGAGCCGTCGTCGTCCTTGATCACGGCCCACTCGGCGTCGGCGCACGTGCCGCCGCCCTTCACGATGTGCCACGGCATGGCGTCCTCCTCGTCGGCCGCCGCCATCGCCTCGCCGGCGGGTGCGACACCGTACGTCTGGGTGCATCTGCAGTTGATGACGTTCTCGGGTGAGCCGCTCGGGTCGCCAGGGTACTGCAGCGACTCGCCGCCGACCGTGAACGCCTGGTCGACCGGCACCGTCTGCCCGTCAGCGTCGGCGTGCGCCTCTCGGGTGCGGTCGTCGTTCGTCGCCAGCCACGTCTTGGTCTGGACCACCCCCGATGCCTGCGCGGTCGCCAGCGACGCCAGGTTCGCCGCCGATACCACCTCGGTGCGGGCGACCGTTTCGGCGCGGGGGCCGGCGAGCCGGGGCAGCCGCGACAGGCGGGCCGACAGCTGCGGGATCGACTCGGCGGCGGCGACGCCCTCGACCAGCTGCGCCCGCGCGATCTCCCAGACGTCGTCGGCCACGTTCACCAGCCGGTTGGTCGCCTCGGCGAGCGTGCGCTCGGCCGCGAATCTGGGGGTGAACCCGGAGATCCCGAACGACGCGGCGACGTCGTCGGCCGACAGCGCGAACGCCTCCGTTACGGCGTCGACTATCGGGCCGACCTCGACCCGCCACATCTCCCGTATCTCCGCGGGTCCGAGGTCGTCGAGCGAGCCGACGTCGCGCAGCCGGCGCCGCAGCCGGCGCGACAGCCGGCCGAGCGCGGCGGCCACCACACCGGACAGGTCGCCGTCATCAGGGAGGTCAGGCATCGTCGAGCCATTCGACGCGGGTCTTGCCGTTGTGGCCGTGCACCGCGGCGATCGACTCCATGCCGCGGTCGTGGAACACGACGCTCGTCGGCCACGCCGACAGCCAGCGCAGGACGACGACGTCGCCTGTGAACCACACGCCCTGCGCGACCACCCCGGTTCCGGACACGCCGGTCACGTCCTCGTCGCGCACGAGCACGAACCGGCGGTGCGGCGTCACGCGAGCGCCGCCTCCAGCGCCTCCCACGTCAGCGCCTCGCCGGCGCGGAGCAGCCCCTGGGTCAGCTCGTCGAGCCGGGCCGTCAGCATCGCCGCGTCCATCCCCACCCGTTGGGCGACCTCCGGCACCGACCGCCACGCCCCCCGGGTCAGCTCCGGCAGCGGGACGCCGCAGTCGTACACCGACACGCACGTGTGCATCAGGTTCGGGTCGCAGTCGACGTCCACCGCCAGCTGGCCCTTGTTGCGGCGCCGCAGCTCCGACCGCACCCGGTTGCCGGCCACCTCCAGCGCCCGGTTCACGATCGGGTACGCCCCCGCCACGAGCGCGGCCGGCACCGGCTCCGGCTCGCCGCCCTCCTCCGGCGGCTCGTCCCGCGGCGCCGGTTCGGCCGGCTGCGGCGGCTCGCCCTGTCGCTGCTCGTCGACCGGCGGCAACTGGCGACCTACCCCCAGCAGCGGCCATGCCAGCGGCGCCAGCATCGGATCCAGGGCGGCCTTGCGCAGGATCTGGTCGACCAGGTCGGCGCCCTCCGGGATGTCCCCCTCGTCGAGGCCGGCCTCGCGGACGGCGGCCTCCTTCGTCAGGTACAGGCGATCGGCGAGCGCGATCGCGTCGGTCGACTTGTCCGGCTTGGTGGCGACCTCCGACACGTCGTACCAGATGATCGACCGGTCGCCGTCCGGCAGCGCGGGCCGCAGGTACTTGACCGTCAGCTGACCGACGACCATCTCGACGAGCGGGATCACGTAGCCCTGCAGCGCCTCCTCCTTGATGAACCACTGCCCCCAGTGGTTCACGTCGCCCATGCCCAACAGGATCTCGGCCGGCATGTCCATCGCCACCGCGGCGCGCTGGACCGCCTTGTCGCGCAGCTCGACCACGGCGGCGTCGAGCGGCGAGTCGAACATGAGCAGCCGCACCTTCTCGATCCAGTCGCCGGGGAACGGCACGACGAGCGGCACCCGAGCCGCCGGCGAGCGGCGGTCACGGATCGCGGCCTCGGCGACGCGGATCAGGTCGGCCGCGAACTGGTCGCGGGCCGGCGGCTCGCCCGGCTTCTGCGGGAACCGCACCTCCTGCGGGTACATGAGCAGCCCGGCCGACGACAGCCGCGACGTCAGCGACGCGTCGATGTGGTCGGTCGCCCGCTGCGCCTCCCACAGGTCGCGCAGCGCGTGCCGCACCGGCGAGTCGGGCTGCGACCGCTTCCGCTTGTGCCGCCGGATCACGTCGAAGATCACGTGCTCGTCCGGCAGCGTTATCCACTCGCCCTCGTCGTCGCCGGCGACCTTCCAGACCCGGCCGGACTGCGACGACTCGACGTCGTCCGGCGAGAATACCTCCCAGCGCTCCTCGCCGCTCGCCTCGTCGGTCCAGCCGGCGACGTAGCCGATGCCGGGCACCGTGAGCATGGTGCCGACGTCGGCGAGGATCTGCGAGCGGCCCTCGATGCCGCCGCCGAGCCGTTCGACCTCGTCGACGGCCTGGCCGGCGTCCAGCGGCTGCGGCTCGTCGCCTGGACCCTCCGGCGGGTCGGCGGCGAACAGCCGGACCCGCGACAGGGCGTTCGCCGTCCACTTCGCCGCCTCGTACGCCGCCCCTTCCAGGTCGTACAGCTCCCACGCCTCGGTCTGCCACGGCAGCTTCTGCGGCGCCTTCGTCGTCGCCCGGCCGTTCAGCAGCTCGTCGGCCGCGGTAAACGCCTCCAGCTGCAGGCGCGGCCGCCGGCGGTCAGCCATCGCCGTGCCCCCGTCTTGCCAGCTCCAGGTTCACCAGCTGCACGGGCTGCACCCACACGACCGTGCCGTCCGGCGGGTCGTACCAGCCGCCCATCCACTCGTCCGGCTCGAACTCGACCGTCACCGTGCCGTGCCGCACCCGGCCGTCGACGAGCACCGAAAGCGGGCAGGCGACGACCGTCAACCGGGCTCCAGGTTCGACAGGTAGCCGGCAGCCGCCGACGCGGAGGCCCACACCAGCACCGGTGCCGCCAGGCCGCCGGCCGTCCAGGCGTCGGCCGCCCACACGATCGGCGCCGCCAGCCACAGCGACACGCACCACGGGCAGCCCGGCTCGTCCTCCTCGCCGGTGCCGAACATGTACACGAGCCACTCCGACGGCTGCCGTCGCAGCAGCCACTTCTTCGCGGCCACCAGCGGCGGGAACCTGTCGACCGTCAGCAGCCGGGACGCCCGGAACACGGCCAGCCACACGAGCACGACGACGAGCCACACGCCGGAACGGTACACCCGCCGGGTCGGCCGTCAGTGGACCACAGCTTCTTACAGGTCGACGCGGGCGATGAGGCTCTCGACGAACGCGGCGACCCGCATGAGGTGGTCGCCGTCGGCCTCCAGCGCCACCGCGATGCTGCTCGACGGCCGCGTCATCCCGTCGCTCGGTATCGCGTTCATCAGACTGTCCTCGGGGACAAGTACCCGTTCGATCCGATCGGCCAGCTTGTGCACGAGTTCGTCGACCTGGTGGGCGGCCTCCTCGACGCGCATCAGCGCCAGGCCGATCTGTCCCTCGTCGCGTGCCTCCCGCGCGACGGTGTTGCCGGTGTATTCAACGGTCTCCACAGGTCCCTTCTACTGCTCGGCTCGGCGTTCGGAGCCGCAGCGGTCGGCGAACATGAGCCCGACGAGCGGGGCGACGACGCACGACGTCGCCAGCCAGCCGAGCAGCAGCCACAGCACCATCGCCGACGAGCGTACGCCCCGCTCCGGCGTCGGCCGCGGATGCCCGTGAGGCAGGCGCACTGCCGCCTCAGCCGATGCGAGGCCCCTCCGTGTACAGCGACGTGTCGATCGGCTCGGCGGCCGCCACCGGGCGGTAGAACGCCAGCAGCAGGGCGTCGGCGTCGTCCGGCGAGCGCCCCAGCCTCGCCTTGACGTCGTCCTTGGACTCGACGATCACCCGACCCGACGAGTCGTGTGTGTAGCGGGGCGCCAGCAGGTCGGCCGCCGTGTCGTCGTCGACGCCGGCGTCGACGCCGTCGACCGTCCACGGCGACAGGTCCCAGCCGCCCTCCTCGGTCAGGTCGTGGCCGATCTCCCACCAGATCTCGGAGCGCAGCCGCACGAACCGCTTTGGGTCGCGGGCGGCCTGGCCGACGTTGACGCCGACGACGTCGCAGTCGTGCCACGGTTCGAGCGGCTCGTCCGCCTCCAGCGTCGTACTCCTCGCCTCGGCGACGACCTCGCGCAGCCGTCCGGCGATCCCGAAGCCGACGCCGATCACGTCCACGCAGCAGCGCTGCGCCCCGGACAGCCGCAGGCAGTTCACGATGCGGCCGACGATCGCCATCGCGTCGGCGGTACGCATCCGCCACACCCGACCTGCCCGGTTGCCGCGCCGCTCGCGGATCACCGTCTGGTCGCCGTCCGCCGACGCCCCGACGTCGACGCCGAGCTGCACGTCCGACGGGTCGTCCGCCGGCGGCGCCTCCGACGGCGCCATGCAGGCGGCGAGCCGCGACGCCCGGACGACGCCGTCTTCGCTGTCAACCGGGAAGCGGCCGAGCACCTTCGCCGCGTACAGCGCCGAGTCCGGCCCCCACCGGTGCCGGGCACGCTCGACGAACCCCGGCGAGATCAGCTCCGCCGCCAGCTCCGCCGCCACCGGCTCGCCCGTGAAGTTCGGCGTCTCGTCGGCGCCGATGTGGATCACGTTCCAGCCCGAGCCCGGCGCGCACACCCGCACGAACTCGCCGTCGCTGCGCACCGGGTTGCCGATCGCCAGCGCCTTCGAGTCGACGTTCGACGTCAGCGACTCGGCCGACGACCAGATCGACGGCGGCAGCCCGGACGCCTCGTCCAGCACGACGAGCACGAACCGGGCGTGGTGCCCCTCCAGCGCCTCGACGTTGTACTCCGACGGCTTGCGGCCGAACGCCACCATCTCGCCGCCCAGATGCCACTCCGTCTGGTTCATCCGCCCCGCCAGCCGCCCCTGCCGGTGGAACCGGTTCAGGTACTTCCACAGGATCGCCCGCACCTGATGCCCGGTCGGCGCCGACGTCACCGCCAGCGCGTCGCCCGGCCGGTGCACGTCGATCCACCAGGCGATCGCCAAAGCGGCCGCGAAGTCCTTGCCGATGTTCACGCACGAGTGCACCGCCGTGAACCGCCGGTCGCGCACCGACTCCAGGATCCGGCGCTGCCCCGACCACGGCTCGACGTGCAGCCGCTCGACCGCCCACGCCGTCGGGTCCGACCGGTAGTCGTGCGCCGGCGGGTCGTAGTGATCAGCCGCCGACGCCCACAGCGACCTCACGGCCCGGCTATCTCGACGACCTCGCGCGCCCGACGCTGCGTCACCGTCAGATCCCCGTCGGCGACCCCTTCGGCGTCGCGTGCGATCGCCCGCCAGCGTTCGACCGACTCGGTCGGCCACATACCAGCGGCCAGTGCGGCGAGCCGCACCCGGTGTATCGCCTCCAGCGCAGGCCCCGACGGCGGCGGAGCCCACCGGCCGCCCTGCCGGCCCCACATCACGTCACGGGCTTTCGTGCTCACCGCTTGCTCATCGTCGCGCCGCACAGCCCGCAGCCGTCACCGATCCGCATGTTCACCGGATGGCGGCACGGCGGCTGCGTCTTCCCGGCCTCTCGCTCGTCGAGCACCCGCGTCGGGTCCGGTCGCTCTACCGCCGCGCCGTAGTCGATCGGGTACTCCCTCGTGCGGGCGTCGACCTCGACCTGGCGGCGCATCAGCTTCTCGATCGCCGCCGTGCGGGTCATGCTCCGCGCCTCGGCCGAGGCCGTGAACGCGGCGAGCAGCTCATCGTCGACCCGCAGGGAGATCACGCGCTTCGTCACCAGGCCCAGCGTAATACATGTCGACCGTCGTATTACGCGTCGCCGCCCCGGCGTTCGGCTGGGACCAAGGCCGGGGCGGCGTGCGATCGCCAGATAGCAACCGACAGCCAGACTAGCCGACGAGCCGCAGGTGACGGGCCACCGTCGCCGCCACCGCCCCGTCCGACACGTCGACGCCCAGCTCGCCGAGCACGGCGTCGATCAGCCTGACCACGATGCGGCCCTGCTGCTCGGCCAGCTCCACCTGGCGCAGCTGCACCCCCGCCGACACAGTCTCCTTGCACACGAACACCAGGTGCTTGCGTTCGGCCAGGTAGTAGTTCAACCACACGTTGGGGACGTTCGCCACCACCGTCACCCGCTCCGGCGGCTGCCCCTGCCTGGTCGTCTCCCGGATCTCGCGGACGCCCTGGACGAGGGCTTGGGGGTCGAGGTCGCGGATGCGTTCGGTGATGAAGTCGACGATCGCCGCCGAGCGTGCGACCTCTTCGAGGAGGACGTCGGCGGCGTCGCGGGGGCGTACGACGGTGAGGTCGAGCCGTTCGACGGCGCGTTCGGCGAGCAGCCGTTCGCCGTGCTTCACGCCGTTAGGTGTCCTGCCGCCGTGCTTGAAGCACTGGCCGGCACCGCGGTGGTTGGTGCCTTTGCCGGCCTTGTTGCGGCAGAGGCCGGTGCCGTCGGTTTTGTGGGCGTTGCAGCGGCCGTCGATCGATTGCCACGGGTCAAGTGTCGGCTCGGTCATGGCTGTTCATGTGTCGGTTGGTCGGCGTGCTGGCGGGGTTCGTCTTCGACTAGCCATCGCTCGTGGCCGGTACCTCGGGTTGGGCTGCGGCCCAGCGGCCGCGCTCGGCGGCGCTGGTGAACGGTAGGATAGGTCGTCGCCGCATTCGCGGCACGTCAGCAGGTACCAGTACTGAGGCATCGGCGGCGTGCTCGCGGATGTGGTCCCACAGGCCCGCTCCTAGACACACGGTGTAGGTCTTGGTCTTGCCGTGGAGTCGCGCCGGGTGGGCCGCTATCTCGGTGAGCAGGGAACGAAGTTCGACTATCTCACGTACGTGCTCGGCGTCTTTGTCGATCCACGAATCGCAGTTCGCTAAGCGATCCTCAGCGAGTTTCTCCAGGCGGGTGACCTCAGCCTGAGCGGCGTCCCGCTCCTCGCCGACAGTCTCGATCACGTTGCGGAGGGCGTTGTAGTCGCGGCCGTGCCGCTCGGCTTTGGCGTTGGCTTCCTCCAGGGCTTGGCGGAGAGCCTCGATGTAGGCCATCGCTGCGTTCGTGTGCTGCCGCGACCACGGGATATCGGCCAGCGATTCCAACTCGGCTTGCAGTTCGTCCAGCGACGGGTTCACTGTCCGATGCCCGTAGCGGGCACACACATCGGGGTACTGCCCGCACTGTTCACAGCGTCTCACGTCCCGGCCTCCTGCTCGAAGAAGGCTCGTTCCTCGGCCTCCTGCTCGAAGAAGGCTCGTTCCTCGGGAGTCATGCGTTTCTTCTCCCACTCGCCTGACTTGTTCTTTCGAATCCAACGCCAGCCGATAGTGCGTGGTGGTCTCCCTCGTGCCGGTTCCCATCCGTCCCGGTAGCGCCGGATGATGTTGCGGAGGGTGGTGTTCTCTCTTGACAGTTTCTGTAGTTCGGCCCACTGCTCACCGTTATTGGCTGCGAGAGTCTCCTGATCGTCCCAGGCTTGCCGCAAGGCTTGTTCGAGCCCAGTGATCAACGCCTCAAGCGCTAGCTCATATTGATGGCTGGCGATCTTCGTCGGGCAGTTGGCAACGGCGGCTCGGAGAGCATCGAGTTCGGTCATGAGAGACACCCCCGCAATCGCCCAACAGCCTCAGCCAGAGAGTCGAGCACGTCAGTGTCCATGTACTCGTCATACGCACTCAGCAGGTCCTGGACGGCCTGGCGGAGGGTGGCGTTCTCGGTTTCAAGGGCGGCGATGTAGTCCTGTGCTCGCACGGATAACGGAGCAGCCTCGTAAGCGGCTCGGAGTTTGTCAAGGTCAGACATCAAGCACCACCACTTCTGTCGCCGCCGACCATTCCCTCGGGTTCCCGTTCGCATAGATGACGAGACGTTTCCGGCCCTTCGCTCGTGGTATCACATCGTCAATAAGCAGCCTGCGGCCCGCGAACAACTGGATGTCACCTGGTTCGAGTCGATCGACTCGCTTCCACATCGTGTCGGCGGTCATCGGTTGATCCAGGCCAGCCAGCACGCGATCGCGCTGGCGACGACGGTCACCACGAAGCACCCGTACACCACTGTGTCGGCGCTCATGGCTCGCTCGGTTCGGCCAGCGTCCGGCGGGCCTCGGTTACGTATTCGCAACGCTCCGAGCGGGGGAACTGGTGGCAGTCGACCAGGCCCTCCAGCAGCCAGCGAGGGACGGTCACCCAGCCGAGTGGGCCTTCGCCCCGGCCGGCGCAGCTCCGACCGGCCGGGGACCGCGGCTCCCGAGGGTTGGAGTTCACGAGGGCCTCGGGCGGCCGTGCGCCGCGGTTACGCCGTCGAACTCGTGCTCGTGCTCGCACGCCATCAGGCTCGTCGCCGTCGCCGGCGTCACCAGCCACTGGTACGTCGAGCCCGGCTCGCCGGCGTCGTCGAGCAGGCAGCCGACCAGGTGGTCGGTGCACGCCCGGATCATCGGCATCGGGTAGCGGCGCAGCAGCGGGTGCAGGTCGTCGGTCGGGCGCGGCTCGTAGGCGGCGTACGCCACGAACCGCGCCGGTCGGGTGCAGCGCTCACAGTTCACCGCTCCTCCTCCAGGTCGTAGGTCCAGCAACCAATACATTCCTTGCCGCCACCGTGGTGGACCCGACCGCACTTGCTGCATACGTTGCAGAGGCGTAGGTCGCACGCCGGGACGTGCTCGTGCTCGGGGATCGTCACGGTTCTCCTTCCGGGTCGTCGACGTACAGGTAGTACTCGACGTGGACCTGCTTCGGTTCGTCGCACGGCGGCGGCACGCACCGCACCCAATCGTCGTCCTGTTCGGCGTCGGCGACGAGCCAGCACAGCCCGAGGTAGGCGACCAGGCAGCCGGCGAGCAGCCGCCACCAGCCCTGCACGTCGGCGAGCCAGACGAGCAGCAGCGTCGCCAGCACGCCGCCCGCGAGCGCCGCGACGACGCGGCCAACGGATCGGCTCACCGCGCCGCCTCCCTTCGCCGGCGGCGCGCGTCGGCCTCCGCCCGTCGGTACACGTCGACCTGGTGGTCGCGCAGGTCGCACGACGCCCAGCCGTACCAGATCGCCTCGCCGTCGACGTGCATCTTCGTCGTCACCGGCTCCTTGCAGCCGGATCCGTCGGGACTGTCGCCGCCGGCCGAGCAGCGCAGGTGCCGGCGGTCGTCCGGCGTGACCCCGCCCAGGCTCACCGTCACCGTGTCGGCGGCCTCCCGGCGGGCGCTGCGTGCCGTCTCGGCGAGCCGCACCGCCGCCTTGTAGGCCCGGACCGCGGCGATCACCCGGTCCAGGTGCTCGATCGCGTGCTGGCCGCGGTCGTCGAGGTCGTCGACGTAGCCGCACGCCGACGCGACGATCGCCTGCACCGAGTAGTGCTCCAGGGCGTCCTCTGCTCGACGCGGCCCCCGCCGGCGGTCGTCGCCCGAGCGTGCGACCCACGTCACGACGCACACTCCTCGGGGTCGTCGGTCCACAGCCAGGTTCCAGGCTCCAACCCTGCGAACGGCCCCGGCGCCCATTCCTCGTCCTGCCAGCGCGGCGGCGGGTCGCGGCGGACGCAGTTTCGGCGCCAGATGCCGAACGCCTCTCCGGCAGTGACGTCGAACGGCTCGTGGATCTCGGCGTCGGCCTCCTCGACGTTGAGGCCCTGCCAGAAGCCGTGCCCACCAGGGTAGATCGACAGCTCGACCCACCAGCCGTTCTCGCCGCACAGCAGCGTGCAGTGGATCGACTCCGGCATTGCCTGCCGCGGCTTGTCGAGGTCGTAGCGGGGCACGAACCGGGTCAGGATGTCGACCGTGTGCGGGTCGAGCCCGTCGCGGCGGTGTGGGCTGCCGGGCGAGTACGGCGACCGCAGCAGGTGGCCGACCGCCATCTCCTGACCGGCGAGCCAGAGGCGACGATGCTCAACGTCGACCTCGACGCCCGGCACGATCTCAATGGCCCTCATCGGAGGCATCCCTGCACGCCCAGCCACAGCGACCACGAGTAGGCGACGTCACCGACCGCCGTGTGGTGCACGCCGTCCGGGCCGTAGAACTCCGGGTGCAGCCGCGCCGTCTCCCACCAGGCGGCGACCCGCACGTTCGGGTAGGAGCGCAGCACCGGCTCCAGCTGCGCCCACCACGCCTGCCGGACGGCGTCCGGGCGGGCCAGGTCCGGCACGACCACGCAGCGGCGGGTCAGCAGCAGCCGGTCGAGCACCCGCCGCCACACCGGCAGCTGCCCGGCCGCGTAGGCGTCGTTCGTGCCCAGCGCCAGGACCACCGGCGCCGTACCTTGGGCGGCCAGCAGCGGCGTGATCTGCGGCTCCCACGACGCCAGACTCCAGCCGCGCTGCGCCGACCACGTCGTCGTCGTCACCGGCGCGAACTGGTGCCACCAGTGCGGCGCCGCCGCCACCGCCAGGCTGTCGCCGAACAGCACCGCCTGGGCCACCGTCCCGTTCGCCGTCGTCGCCGGCCGGGCCGGCACCACGCCGGATTCCTGGGCGTCGACCGGGGCGAGCAGCGCCAGCGCCAGCCCGAGCGCCAGACCCGCGGTGAAGTCGCGCAGGCGGTTCACCGTCCGATCCTCTCGGCGATCGCGAATATCGGGAACATCCACCAGGCGGAGGCGTCCAGAGTCGTGAACATGACGACGTGCTTCGGGTACCTCAGCCAGTCGGCTGGGTGGTCAGGGTGCACCACCAGATAGGGGAGCAGCTCGTCGGCGTCGAGGATCGCGTCGCGGACCTTGCCGCGCACGACCATCAGCCGCTCCTGGTGGCGGCCCACACTGATACCGGTTTCCGCCCAGCAGGCGGCCACCAGCATCTCCCGCCACGTGTACAGCACCCGGTAGCCAGGGCCGCCGATGTCGGGGCCGAGCCCGTCGCGGCTACGCCAGCGCAGCAGCGTCATCTCCGACACGCCGGTTCGCGCCGCTACTACCGATGTGGGCCACCGTCGGGGGACCGCGGTGCGGGGCACGGTCCCCTCGACGGCGTCGCGGAGGGGCGCCGAAGCGCCCCCCGTGACCTGTACGGCGGCCATCAGACCGCGACCGCCAGCTCGAACGCCGACATGGCGGCAGCCTCCAGCTCGAACGCCGCGTCCGGGTCGGCGACATCCTGCGCCGCCGCCGTCACCGCGTTGAGCACCCCGCCGGCCGTCAGCTGCCCGCCCCGGATGAAGTGGCCGAACACCGACTCGATGCGCTCCTGCGAGAAGCGCAGCCGCTTGCCGATCGTCTCGATCGTGCGCTGCGGCTCGGCCACCTCGCGGTCGGCTCGCGCCTCGATCTCGTCGAGCTTGCGCTGCACGTACTCGACGTCCAGGAACGTCGATACCGCGTCCTTCGCCTTGGAGGCGACCAGCTCCAGCGACCTCTGCGCCGTCTCGTTCGACCAGCGCACGACGCCCTCGTCGAGCTTGCCGCCCAGGTGCACCTGGCGCAGGGCGTCCATCGTGAACGTCAGGCCGTTCTTGCACACCTGCACGACGCAGCGCGGCACGATCGAGAACGCCCCGCCGCCGGTCTCGCTGTTCGAGATCACGAACCCGGCGAACACGATCGGCTCGCCGCCGACGAACCCCTGACCCTCGGCGGCCGCTACCTCGCGGACCCGGTCGAGCGTCCAGCCGGAGTTCGGCGACCGGTAGCCGGCGAGCAGCCGCGGCGCCAGCGCCTGCACCGCGGGGGCGACGATCCGCACCTGCATGCGGCGCTCGGTCAGGTCGCAGCCGTCAAACACGACGTCGACGCCGGCGTCGCGCACGCCCTCCAGGGCGGCAGTGAGCACGTCGAGGTTGTCGATGATCCCGAACCGATCCGACAGCATCGCCCGTGCGACGCCGACCCCGGTATCGGACTGGAACGTGCGCAGCAGGAACGACCGCGAGTCTGCGGCGATGTCGGCCGACACGGCAGCGGCGTGGCGGCTGACGCGGAAGCCCTGCAGCCAGCCGTCGACGTTGCCGTCCCACAGGTCGACGCGCTCGGCCCGCATGCGCCGCAGGTACGGCAGCGGGATCCCCAGCTTGTCGGCGATGTGCTCGTCGCACACCTCGGTCGGCAGGTAGCAGCCGTCGGCGAGCGTGACGCCGTCGCCGTCGATCACCGGGTCGGCGCCCTCGACGCGCAGGTGACCCCACTCGGCGTGCACCGCCGACGCCGGGACGACCATGTCGAGCTTCCGTGCGTGCTGGTCCTGCAGCAGCCCGACCAGGTCGTCGAGCGTCGCGTTTCGTGTCGTAAGTTCCATCTGAACTCCTTCTGTTGGGGTAGGTCCGCCCGAACCGTTCGGGCGGGACGAGAACCACCGTACCACATATCGCTACACCGATAGCAAATGTCGGTAGGAGTCACGCATGGCGGCCGGGAAGCCAGTCACCGCTCGGGCGTCCGCCTCGGTCCACTCGCCATACGGCGGGCCGACCAGCGCCATCAGCCGGGCGGCGACGAGCGCGAGTTGCACGTGCCGTGCCAGGATCGGGTCATTGTACGGCCGCGCCCGGCCCGACGGGTGCGGGATCACCAGGACGAGCGCCCCGCCGGCGACGACCGCGGTGCCCCACGAGACGGCCTCCACGACGCCTAGGGCGGCGGCAACAGTGCGGCCGCACGCCACGACGACCCGGCCGTGCACGTCGAGCCTGGTGGCGAGGAGGCGGCCCTCCGCGGCAGGCAGCCGGCCGGCGACCGGAACGGGCGACAGGTTCACGACGTCGGCGACGTCGGGGACGTCGCGCCACGACTCGCGGCCGAGCAGCCGCGCCAGCCGGGTGCCGGAGCCGGGGCCGGCGAACGGCGCCGTGCCGTCGTCGCGGGTCGGGGCGAGCCCGACCACCAAAGGTTTCACGTGGAACCTTCCGTCGAGCGGTCGACGAGCCGCAGCCCGTACGGGTCGCCATCCGGCACCTGCACGTCCGGGCGGCGCACGAGCCGCTGCCGAAATCGTCTGTAGTCGACGTAATGGTGCTCGCGCCCCCAGCGGTATGACGGCTTGACGACGTCGGGGTGCAGGCGCAGCAGCATCAGCGACTTCGCGGTGGTGCCGTCGGCGTAGATCTCGTCGGTATTCCCGCCGGCCATCTGCTGCGTCGCCGTCTTGTTCGCCTGCAGCGCGTAGAACAGCACGGTGCACCAGCCTGCTTTGAGCGCCCGCAGCGACAGGTCGGTGTCCTCGTTGTAGCGGCCCCGCCACCGGAGCGGCAGGTCGTTCCTGACGAGGATGCACGAGTAGACGCGGCTGTTCATCACGAACGGGCCGAGCGGGTTGCCGCGGTCGAACGTCGAGTACTGCGGGGCGGCGAGCGCCACATTCTCGTAGCGGTCGACGAAGTCCTCCATGATCCGGAAGAACACGCCGTCGCGCACCGGGAACCGCTCGCCGGCATGCCGCCGGTAGAACGCCGTGATGTTGTCGTCCAGCACCCAGTGCCGCTCGGCGCCGGCGGCGACGGCGTGGTCCCAGATGAAGTTGCGGGCCGGGCCGGAGCCCTTCGACTGTCCCGGTCGCAGCTCGACGCACGGGTCGTACTCGTGCTGGTAGCCGGGGTCGAGCGCGACGACGTCGCCGCCCCTCACGACGGCGGCGTACGCTTCGCGCTCCTGCTGCTCGACCACCACCGTGAACGGCACGCCCATCTCCTCCAGCCGCCGGATCGTCGGCCGCCGCTGCCAGCGGCCCTTCGACGGGACGTAGATCGGGTAGCGGGGCTGCACCGTCAGCCGCCGTCCGCGGTGGGTTCCCACTGCACGTTCGACAGATCGCGGCGGGCGCGCGGCGGGAACCACGACTGCGACACCCGCTGGTCCGGCAGCTTCATGCCGGTGGCGGCCTCGAACGCGGCGACCGCGTCGGCGTCGCCGAACAGGACCTTGACGATCCGGTAGGCGCGGGTGTCGACCATCTCGTACTCCGGGACGCCCCGCCACTCGTCGTACGGGTTCGTTCCCTGCCCGGTCTCCCAGTCGATCGCCCTCACCAGCCGGTCGAGCGCCTCGACCTGCTCGCGGTGGAAGCCCGTGCCGAGCAGGCCCGGCCCGGCCGCCAGATCGTTGAGCAGCGCCGACAGGCGCGGGTCGTCGAAGCCGCCGGCCGTCGTCAGCTGGTTGGCCGCCACCAGGTAGGCGCGGGCCTCGTCATCGTCACGGGACGACCAGCCGCGCACGACCGGCACCTCCCACGTGTCTCCGACCGCGAGCACCCCGTCCGGCGGCGGCTGACCCTCGTCGCGGAGCAGCAGCAGCACCTCGCGGCGGCCGTGCCCGGAGATGAGCAGCCCGGTGCGCTCGTCGACGAGATGCGGCTCCGTGAAGTCGAACCGGTCGAACGACGCCCGCAGGTCGTCGAGGCTGTGCTCCTTCGGGTTGTCTGGGTGCGGCCGCAGCTCGTCGAGCGGCAAGTACTCGATCCAGCGAGGCTGCCGCGGGGCGTCCACCGTCACGACGGTACCGGCCCGCCGTCGACCGGCTCGCCGAGCAGCCGCCGCGCCCGCTCCGTCGGCGCGAACTCCACCCTGCCGCCGAACGTCAACTTGCGAACAAGATCCCGCTTCACCAGCGAAGCCATAGTGCGCTGCATCCCGTACTGGCTGCGCCCAGTCGCGGCGTGCAGCGCCCGGTAGTCCGATGGCCAGCCGTAGCGCTGGTAGTGGTCCAGCACCGCCACCAGCGCTACGGCCTGCAGCTCGGTCAGGCTCACGACGGCACCGCCGCCCTGTTGGCGACGCCGACGAGCCGCAGCGGGGCGCACGCCCCGACGTCGAGCAGCAGCCTCGCCCTCGTCGCCGCCACGTACGCCAGCCGCCACTCGGCGGCGTCGCCGCCCGGCTCCGGCTCCGCGAAGTCTGAATGCAGCCGCACCGACTCCCACTCCCGCCCCTTGCTGACGTGCGCCGTCGACACGATCACGTCGGCCGACTCCTCCGCCGGCAGCCCGTCAAGGGCGTCGACGATGATCTGCACCCCGTACTCCTGCACCAGCTTGACCATCAGCCGCAGCTCGTCGCCCTGCGGGTCCTGTTCGACATATTCGATGACTTGCGACCAGCTCTCGAAGCAGGCCAGCTCCGGGTGATAGGTGCGGCGGCCGTCCTGCAGGTCGGCGACCGCCTTCGCGAAGCGCACCACCTCGGCCGCGCCGCCCACCAGATGGGCGCGGCGGCCGTCCTGCTGCTCCTGCAACACACGTTCGACGGCCCCCGAGTTCGTGCGGCACAGCACGGCTCGCGGTGCCGTCGCGTCGGCCACCCGCGACGGGATCGACTCGATGCCGCGCAGCCTCAGCTTCGTGTCCAGCTCGGCGAGCAGCCGGTTCGCCACGTCGGCGATCGCCGGCCCGAACCGGAAGCTCTGGGTCAGCCAGCCCTCGCACGCGAACGGCAGCCGCTCGAACCCGTTGACCGCGCCGGTGAACCCGTAGACCGACTGGTTCTCGTCGCCGACCGCCACGAGCTGCCGGCCGGCCGTCTGGTTGCGCTCGGCGAGCCGCAGCATCACCGGGCTCTGGTCCTGGAACTCGTCGAGCATCAGGAAGTCGCACGGCACGACGCAGTCGCCCAGGCTGTAGAGCTTCAGGTAGGCGGCATGGTCATACGGCAGGCGGCCGTCGACGTCGCACCAGTCGGCCCACGCCGCCCGCAGGTGCGGCTCCATCTCCCGTGCCAGCCCCCGGTTGTTGCGGCGGCCCTTCACGCCCGGCTCCGGGTGGTCGTCGACCCCCTCCAGGTACGGGAAGTGTCCGGCGTGCGGCTCGTCGTCCGCTGACTGGCAGAACACCTTGAGCGCCCGGATCGTCCACGACGCGAGCGTCGCCGGCTGCACCATCTTGTTGCGGCCGCCCACCGTCACCAGGAACGGGTCGACGCCCATCAGCCTCGCCAGCTCCCACGACTGGACGCGGCCGCCGTTCAGCCGGTGGGCGTAGCGGCGGCCCACCTGCCGGAACGCCAGGCTGTGCACCGTCGAGCTTTCGACCGACATCGGGAACCGGCGGGCCGCGTCGTTCGCCGCCGCCCGGTTGAACACCAGGTAGCGGCCGTGCCGCTGCGTCGACCGCGACATCAGCTCCAGCGTCGACGTCTTCGCGGCGCCGGCGCCGGCCTGCACCGCCACCGACTCGCCGCTCCGGAACAGATCGACGCAGTGCTGCTGCTCCTCGGTGGGGGTGAAGTCGATCACCGTCGATCCCTCCACGAGCCGCGGCCGCCGTACGGGCTCAGCTGCTCTAGCCCGCACCAGACGCACCGGCGCGTCGTGCACAGCACGCCGACGATGACGTCGAGCCCGGTCGACTCCCAGCAGTGCTGCACGTCGCGGACGCCGTCGTCCTCGACCTCGACACACGGGGCGCTCACTGCAGCGCCCCCGTCAGGTCCAGCAGGTGCTCGACGGCGTCCGTCCGCGACCGGTGCAGCGACGACGACCCGCCGCCGCTCGGCCGCACCACCCACGCCTCCCCCGACCAGCAGAGCGCCCGGCAGTAGTGCAGCCAGCCGAGCAGCACGCCGCCGGCGTACACCGGCTGCCAGCCATCGACGTCGATCTCGCCGAACAGCACCCTCATGACGGCAGCCCGTCGAACGGGTCGCTCGGATGCTCGACGGCCTCGGCCGCCTTGAGGAAGTGCAGCGCCACCAGCCGGCGCGTCTCCGGGCCCGGCGCACGAACCCCCGCCCCGCGCGCCAAAGCGACCCACTGCCGCTCGGTCAGCCGCGACACCACCGTCGACACGTCGCGAGGGTCGTGCCGGCCGATCTCGGCGTCGATCGCCGCAACCAGCTTGAGGACCTTCATCGTGCGCGACGCCGCCTCGTGCTCGTTCACGTAGCCGGCCATCAGAACGGCCCATCCGTTTCGGCGTCGACCAGGATCTGCCTCAGCGCCGCCTCGGCCATCAGGTCGTCGGCGGCCAGGTCGATGATCTGCAGCAGCTCGCCGTCGCCGACACGCTCGGCCTCGGCCTTGAGCCGGGCCACCACTGCCCAGTCGATCGGCCGCTGCGGGACCGCCGGCCGGTGGTACATCCGGCACCACTGCTCGGCCTGAGCGTCGCCGCCCGGGTGGTTCTGGCCGCAGTATGCCCGCTGGTTCATGACCAGCCCTGCTCTCGTGCGATACGGGTAGCGGCCGCCTTCTTGCCGGCGGCCCGCAGGCGAGCGGTTCGAGCGGTGGACGGCCAGCCCATCTCGTCGGCCTTCTCCGCCTTGATCAGCAGGTCGGTCGCCTCCACGGTGAGCCGTTCGATCCGCTTCGCCGGGTCGTCCTTGGCTTGCTTGAACATGTGAACTCCTTGGGGTAGGTGACCCGGCCGTCCGGGCTGCGCCCAACGATACCACACTTTGCTACCCGCGTAGCAACTCTTGTTGTGCCGGGGGCAGTGCCGCCGCCAGCCCGCGGCACGGTCGGTCGACGAACCGCTCGGCGAGCTGCCAGTCCGTCGCCAGCGCCATGCACGAGAGGCAGCGCCACAGGCCCGGCGCCCGTTCGGTCGGGTCGCAGCAGCGCGTCCAGCAGTGGCCGCCGCCGGCGAGCGGCGGGCGGAACAGCAGCCCCGACCGGTACACGCCCGCGGAGAGGATGTCGATCGTCGGCGGCTCCTTCGTCTGCCGTCGGCTCATCCGGTCTCGGCCTTCGAGCGCAGGAACAGCCAGCGGCGCACCGCGTGCACCGTCAGCCCGCAGGCGTCGGCGATCGCCTGCGCCCCCACCCGCCGGCGCATCAGTTCGGCCGCCACGTCCTTGCGCTCCTCCTGCGCCGCCCGGCCCCGCTCCACCTCGGCCGACAGCACCCGGCAGCGGTCGAGCAGCACCCGGTCCGGCACCCGCTCGTCGACGTCGCTCACTTGACGACCACGACGTCCGGCTCAACTCGTCCCGGACGCAGATCGGCACGCAGCAGGTACGCCTCGATCCGTTCGGCGTCGGCCAGCAGCTCCTCGGCCGACGCCGAGCCGTACGGCGGCCCCTGTCGGCGCTCGTGCACCAGCTCCATCGCCACGTCGAGGGCCTTGTGCCGCGCCTCGAACGTCTGGCTACTCGCCACCGTCGTCGTCCTCGCCGTCGAGCTGCAGCCGGTGCACGCCGGCCGCCTCCTCGTTTCGGACGCGCTGCTGCTCCAGGTGCTCGGCGACGATCGACCCGTCGACGAACGTCGCCCCGTCGGCCACGAAGATGTGCACCCGCTCCTGCGGGCCGCCCGGGTTCTCGCGGTCGATCGGCTGGTGCCGCACCTTCTGCGTCACCAGCTCAAACACCGCGAACGCGTGCTCGCCCTGGTGGAACTCTCGCGGCTCGGTGCGCAGCGCCTTCTGCAGGCCGCCGGCGACGCCGGGGATCTCCAGGCCGACGGCGACGACGTCCTTGCCCTCGAACGGTGTCAGTCCCATGTTCAGTGTCCCTTCTCGTAGGTGTAGACCCTCACGTGCACGCCCGGTCTCTCGGCGTACTCCTTGTCGGCGACGAGCCGCACCACCTGGGCGTCGTCGCGGTAGCAGCCTGCCGTCCGTAGGGCGTCGAGCACGCCGCGGGCGAGCTTGTCGACGTCCGGCTTCACCGCCGGCCAGACCCGTCTCGTCGACTTCGGACGGCGCAGCCGGAACGTCAGGTGCACCCCATACGGCTGCTCGCGGGGCGGCTCGGCCGGCCAGCCCGCATCGGTCAGAGCGTCCGAGCAGACGGCGACCACGTCAGTGCGCCAGTTGCGCAGCGCCGGCCGGTTGTCATCCACGACGTTCACGCGGCCGCCGGCGACGAACCCTCGCTTGGAGCCCTGCGGCCGCGGGTCGCCGAAAACCTCGAACTGCAGGTCGGGGATGCTCACGACTCGTCCCCGTACACGAGGTCGCCGATCGCCAGCTCCGGCCGCGGCTTCACCGACGCCCCCAAAACCTCGCGGACGTGCTGAGAGAACGACTCACCCCGCGCCGCCGCCCGAGCCTCCAGCCGGTCGACGACATGTTCGGGCAGCCACACCTGACGCGCCACGAGCCGCGGCTTCCTCACGGCACGAGCCCGTGAAGCCAGCGACGAGATGCCGCCTCGTTCGCCCAGTCGCCGGCACGGACGACAAGCCCGTGAATCCACGCCTGCTCCGGGTTGTCCTCGACCCAGTCGTTGCCGACGGCGCACAGCGCCACCAGGTTGTCGATCGAATACTCCCCGCCCTGGCTGGCCTTCTGCAGGTGGTGGACCGTGAGGGGTCCGCCGCACCTGTGCCAGTCGAGGCGTGCGAGCAGGCAGCCGCCATCTCGCTCGAACACCGCCTCCCGCACCGACCGTCGAGCCTCCGACTCGTCGCTGCGGCGAGCCGACATCGGCGCCAGTCCGGTCGCACGGCGCGGTTGCGTGCGGGTCCGCAGCCGCGCCGTGCGCCGAAGGGGTCCGCCCCGTTTCACGACACCCGTCCGCCAGGCAGGTGCTCGAACCAGTCATCGGACGCGGCCTGCGGGGCACGTCGCCACGGCCCCCGCCAGCCGCACGTGCACGTCGCCCGCCGTTCCCACGTCCGCCAGTCGGCCAGCTCCAGCTCCATGCGGTGGGAGCGCAGCATCTGAGCGCCCGGCCCGTTCGCCTCGCCCCGAACCGTCACAGCGTCGCCCGCAGGACGTCGGCGAGCCGCTGCTCCCAGTCGGCCGGCGCCTCCGACAGCACGACGCTGCCGGCGACCAGCTCCGGCCAGTGCGCCGACCTGACGTGCTCCCGCCGCAGCCGCTCAGCGTCGCCCAGCCGGTCCGGGCGGTGCAGCTCGTACTCGCACGCCTGGCACACGACGGCCGTCGAGCCTTCGCCGACGCGCACGCTGCGGCCGCGCCGTTCCGACCAGTACACGCCTGGACCTGCGACCAGCCGCGCCGTTAGCGGCCGGTTCGCTCGGTAGTTGTCGCTCACGATCCCTCCTCGGGGGTAGGTGCCGCGAGCGTACCACGCGAAGCTACACCGCTAGCGACATCCTCCGGCGGCTCGCACCGCCACGTCGACCTGGCGGCGGCCTCCGGCGCGTACGCCGCCGCCAGGTCGGCGACCATGCGGCACGCCCGGACGGCGTCGGCCGGCAGCTCCTGACGGATGGTGGCGCCGGCCGCGGTGACGACGTGCAGCACCGGCGCGCCGCCCCGCAGCTTCACCGTCAGAACTCCTCGAACGGTTCGGCCGGCGGCTCCGGCATGCCGTCTCGCCACCAGCCAACCCACATCAGCGTACTTGAGCCGCGATCGAGCCGGTCCGGCCATTCGATCGCCGACCGGTCACCGCGCCAGCGGCTCACCACCAGCGACGACTTCGGCCAATCTGTCGGATCCCGATCCCCCGGCGCTGCCAGCCCGATGCCGTGCTCCGGCCAGCGACGCCAAAGCGACGAACCCATCGGCCGCAGCTGCCGGGCGCGCACCGACTCGCCGTGCGGGGCATGATCCTCGATAACCAGCGCGAACCCGAACCGGAAGCGCAGCTTGTCCAGGTAGCTCTGCAGCTCCCGAGCCACCATGTCGTCGCGGTCGCGGCCAGTCACCTCGAACGTCTTGTACATCGGCCCCAGACATACGAGCTGCGGTCGCACCTGGACGAGCACCTTCTCGAAACGGCGGCGATCACGGGGGCTGCGTAGGTTGACACCGGCGGGCCGGTGGAACAGCCACGCCCCCGACGGCGACCGCCCTAGGTCCGGCAGGCGGCGCACCATCTGCTTCGACTCGCGGCGCACGACGTCCTCCGGGTTCTCCAGATCGACGAGCAGCGACACGATCGGCGCGACCCGCCGGTCAGGGATGAACGGGTGGAATCCGGCCGCCGCCGTGTATGCGATCTGTCGGGACAGCACGCTCTTGCCGGCACCCTCTCCGGCGACGATCACCACCCGGTGCCCAGCCCGCAGCACGCCAGGGATCAGCCACGGGTCGATCCGGTCGTCGCCGACCAACAGGTCCGGCAGCGTCCACAGCCCGTCGATCCGGTCGAAGCTCTCGATGATCGTGTGATCGACCTCGCCGGCGAGCGTCACGCCCACCTCGTACGGGTCGGCACCATCGGCCAGCGCCCGCTGCTGCTGCTCCATGAGCAGCGCCAGCCGGTTCGCCTCGGCCGCGGTAGCGATGCGTTTCGCGTTGCTGCGCAGCCGACTATCGGCGCACTTGTAGAGATCTTCCAGCCGAATCGAGAGATCCGCCCACTGCCCGAATCGCGCCAGCTCGGCGGTGAACGCGGCGTGTGAGAACGGCTCACCCCGGTGGAACAGGTCACTTGCGATCAGGAACACCGCTCGACAGAAATCGGAGCGGAACCACGCCGGCTCGACCATCTGCTCGACCTCCTCGACCCGGTGCGGCAGGGACATCAGCGACCCGACGAGCGCCTGCTCCGAGTCGATCTCGGCCCGCAGCGTGGCCGTCACCGACCGGCCTCCTCGACGATGGCGTTGGCCCCCATGTAGTCGTACGGGTTGTAGTCGGCCCCGTCGTTCCGGGCGGATCCGTCCCGCCGTTCGAGCTCTCGCTGGATCGCCAGCTCGACGGCGGCGGTCGAGCAGCACGGCGCGTGCCGCAGCCCGTACGCGATCCGGTTCGGCTTCACCCCGTTGGCGAGCATGTGCTCGACCACCGTCTGGCACGCGATCCACGACTGACCCACCGGGTTGCCGTTCGCGGCGCGTTCGTCCCACCACTCGCGGACGATCGTCTGCGCCTGCGCGGTCCGCTGCTGCTTCGCGGTGAGCGGCGGCAGCGAAGCGTCAGCTTCGACGCGATCGGGGAGCTTTTCCTTAACCAACTTGGAGTGATCAACAGATGTGTTTTGGTTAGTGGGTTTATGGGTCTGGTGCACCCCTGGGCGCGCCTTTTCGCGCCGTTTCCGCGCCGTTTCCGGCTCGCTAAAAGGTGTCAGACTGTCACCTTTTCTGCCGAGCGTGAGCGTGTACTCGTTGTGGTGGCCGCGGCCGTTGGTTTCCGGTCGGCGCACGACGACCTCACCGGCCGCTTCGAGCCGCTCGATGCAGCGCATCACCGTGCGCTTGTTGCACCTGGTCTTGACGGCCAGCCGGTCGAGGCTGGGGTAGCACGACTCGCCGTCGTCGTTCGCCTCGTCGGCGAGGGCCAGCAGCACGAGCCGGTCGTTTCCGGTGGCGTCGCTGTGCATGAACACCCACGTCTGGGCGCTCGTGCTCACGGTTGTCCCCAGACGAACCGGTTACTTGTGGACAGTTCTTGAGTATGCTGTCCCATTAGGACAACCTCCTGGGCTCGTCGATGGGGGTTGTTCGCCGGCGTCGAGTCGGTCACATCGATCGACGCCCACGCCGGTGTCCCGCCGATAGGCGGCGGGCATCGGCAACCTACCACGCCCGGATCGTCGCCGCGCCGCCGCGTGTGGCGCTACCGTCGCCGGATTGCCGCCTGTACGGCCCGGAGAGCGCCTGCGACCCTGCGGAGCATGCGCCGCCGCCGCGGTCGCTTAGAGCGGCATACAGCGCCCGTTTGCGAGCCAATTTCGGCGTTCGCTGTCACAGCAGAATCGTAGAGTCTGGTGTATGAGCGACGCCGCCTACTATCGGATCCGATATCAGCGTCGAAAGGCCTGGGCTATAGACCTGCTCGGCGGCCGATGCGTGCTGTGTGGCTCGGACGACGATCTGCACTTCCACCACCGCGATCCGTCGAGCAAGGTCACGAACCTGGCGCACGTGTTCGCTCGCTGGAGCCTCGGCCGACTCACCGGCGAGCTGCTGAAATGTGATCTGCTTTGCGGCGACTGCCACATCGTTCATCATCACCCCATTCCCGAGCACGGCACGGATTCGCGTTACAAACGGCTCCGCTGCCGCTGCGCAGAGTGCCGCCAAGCAAACACCGACGCTTGCCGCGAGCGCAGGTACCGACGCCGAGCCAAGGCTAAAGCTATCCCTGTAGCGAACACTACCCCTGAGGAGGAACCCATGATGAGCACGTTCGACGAGGCGCGCGACGCCTCGCACGACGATCTCGACGCCCTGTTCGAGGCCGACAGCGAGGACGTCGACCCCGCCGACCTGGTGGCCGCCAACCGGATGCTGCGGCTGCTGGCACGCTTCGACGGCGAGCGGGCGCAGGTGAACCGGGTCGCCGACGCCGACGTCGCCGTCGCCGAGCGCTGGCGGGACGGCGAGTTGGCGAAGCTCGACCGTAAGGTGGACTACCTGCGGCGGCAGCTCGAAAACTGGATGCGAGGCCACGCCCTGGTGTCGGGCGCCCGCACCGAGAAGCTGCCGTGGGGGGAGCTGCGGCTGCGCCCCGCGAAAACGAGGATCGACGTCGACGCCAAGGAGTTCGCCGAGCGGGTGACCGTTCCGCAGGTGAGCACCTACGACGGGGTGGCGGTCGAGTGGGTGCGGGTGAAGGTCGAGCCCGACAAGCAGGCGATGGCCGCCGCTCTGACGGCCAAGCAGAGCGAGGACGGGGTGCTGCTCGACGCCGTCGACGTCGGCGATGACTGGCTGGCCGTGCCGGCGGTGGACGCCTATGGCGAGGTGTACGGCGGCTGGGTACGGGTGCTGGTGCCCCGCGAGCCCGACCGGTTCGAGTGCGTGCCCCGCACGCTTGACGTCCTGGACGGTGAGCTGTGACCCGCGACCTCGTGCATGTGGCGCCGTCGGCCGGCGAGTGGGAGATGATGCTCGCTCAGGCCGAGCAGCTTGCCGCCTCCGGCCTCGTGCCGGGCCAGTACCGCGGCCACCCGGAGAACGTCGTCACCGCCGCGCTGATGGGCCGCGAGCTGGGCTGGGGGGTCACGACCGCCATGCGGTTCGTGCACGTGATCGACGGCAAGCCGTCGGTGTCGCCGGAGGGCATGGCGGCGCTCGTGCGGCGGGCCGGGCACTCGATCGTCGGTTCGACGTCGTCGACGGCGGCGACGGTGACCGGCCGGCGCGGCGACTCCGGCGACGAGATGACGTTCACGTTCACGCTCGACGACGCCGTGCATGCCGGCCTGTGCCAGCTGAGGGAGGGCAAGCCGTTCTCCCGGTCGCGTGACGGCAAGCGGCTGCCGTGGGAGACGTACACGCAGTCGATGCTGTGGGCTCGCGCCCTCGGCCAGCTCTGTCGGATGCTGTTCTCCGACGTGCTGCTCGGCGCCGCCTACGTGCCGGAGGAGCTGGGCGCCGCCGTCGACGAGGACGGCGCCCCGATCGAGGTCGAGGTCGTCGAGGAGCGCCAGCTCGCCGACGAGCCGGTCCTGCGCGAGCTGCAAGCGCGGATCGAAGCGCTGAGCGACGACGAGCGCGACGAGCTGCGCGCCGCCTGGAAGGGCGACGAGCTGCTGCACGGCTGGAAGGTCGCCTACCTCACCGAAGAGCAGGCCGCACGAGCCGCTGAGCTGCTCCTAACGCTGTCGGCGCACGACGACGCCGGACCGCAGCCGGAGACGCAGGAGACGCCCACAGAGGGCCTCTCGCCGCAAACCACGAGCGACGAGCCGGACACCGACGACGAGGCGACCCGCCAGGCGCTGTCGGCGGCGGCGCTGCACGTCCAGAAGCTCATCGCCCAGCTCCTCGCCGGCGTCGTCGACCCGGTCGTCGAGTACGTGCGCACCCTCCACCATCAGAAAGTGAACTCGACGCTCGACGACCTCGGCGTCGACCACGACCGCTGGCCGATCGACCTGCGGCGGATGGTGCTCACCGCCCACCTGCTGGAGGCGGCGGTCGCCGAGGCGGCCGAACCTTCTCCCTGACGCGGAACGGCCGGTCCGCTGGAACGCGAGCGTGACCGGCCGATCCGATACTCCTACCCCTAGGAGTTTTCGTCAGCGTAGCGTGCTAGCCGCCGTCCGTCGGGTTGGGTCGTGCTGCTCGCAGCGGTCGGCCTCCGGCGAGGTAGTCGTGGATCTCGACCCGCTGCACGGCCTTGGCCTCGTCGATCTTGGTGTTCACCTCGCTGGTCGGCACCGAGAAGGACCGGGTGATGAGCGCCAGCCACGCCTCCAGGGCGATCATGAGCCCGGCGATCGCCTCAGGGGACCAGTCGAGTCCGAATCCGGCGGCGGCGAGCAGCGATGCCCGAACGGCGGAGGTGAGCAGCGCCGGTTCCCGTGCGACGGTGGCGGCCAGCTTGCTCACGGCGGGGTCGGCGGGGTCGTCGTGGTCGTGTAGCACGTCCAACCGGGCTGATCGGGGTCGACGATCGGGTTGTAGCCGGCCGGCGGGTCACAGGCGTCGACGCTCGGACCTGCTGGTCCCGGCGCGCCGGCCGGTCCCGGCGGGCCGACGCAGCCGCCGTGGGTGTCGCAGTAGGCGGCGACGTCGCCGGCGACCTGCTCGTCGGTCGGTCCCGGGCCGGTGCTGCCGGTCGCTCCCGGTACGCCGGGTTGGCCGTCTCTGCCGTCGTCTCCGGCCGGGCCGATGCAGCCGCCGCGGGCCGTGCAGTAGGCGGTCACCGCGGCCTGTATCTCGATGTCGGTCGGCGCCCGGCCCGGCGTCGGCGGGTTGCGCGTCAGGTAGTCGACGACCGCCAGCCGCACCTGGGCGTCGGTCGGGCCGAGCGCGACCGGGAGCACCGGGTCGCTCGGCGGGGCGGTTGTCACCGGCTCGGCGCCCAAGCCCTCGACCTGGTCGACGAGCTGCCCGATCCGCTGGTTCGAGTCCTGCAGCTGCAGCTCGATGCGCGACGCCCGGTCCTCGGCGGCCCGCCACTGGGCGAACGCCACGCCGACGACGACGAGCAGCAGGGCGAGCCCGCCGAGGATCGACGTCACCGCCGGCAGCGGGCCGCGCCCCAGCCGGTCGATGTCGCTCACCGTTCGCCTCGTTCGACCGACTGGATCAGCTGGTCGCGCTCGCGCTGCCAGACCAGCCGCTCGGCGAGCAGCGACCGCCGTTCGGCCTCGCACTCGTCGACGGCGTCGCGCAGCAGGCCGATCCTGGCCTCGTGGGCGTCGATCTTCGAGCGCAGCGAGGTCAGCTCGCGGGCGTACGTGTCGGTGAAGTCGCGCTGGAACCGGAGGATGCCTCTAAGCACGAAGAACACCGCGAAGATCAGCGGGCCGCCGACGAGCGCGCCGGGGAGGAGCAGCTCGCCGCTCACCGGTCACGCACGCACGTCGGCGCCGGGCGCGCCTGTCCTCCGCGGTGCCTGTCGCCCGGTGTCACCCCTGGTGCGTCGCAAGGCTGCCTACGTGATCGGTTCGGTCCACGCCGCCCGCCAGGTAATCGGTCCGATGAGGCCGTCGACGTCGAGGCCCTTCTCCCGCTGGAACGCCTCGGCCACGCCCCTGGTCTGGTTGCCGTAGCGGCCGTCGACGGCGATCGGCCAGCCGCGGTCGGCCATGCGCTGCTGCCAGACGGCGAGGTCGTCGCCGTGGCCGTGAAACCCGGACACCGACTGCTGCGGCCCGGAGCGCGGCCCGAAGTACCAGCCCTGCGGCAGCGGGAACGGCGGCGCCTGGTCCGCCGGCTGCTCCGGCTCCGGCGAAGGGGGGGCCGGCACCGGAGCAGCCGAGGAGATGCCCCACGAACCGGCGTCGTCGTACGGGCCGGTCGATCGGCCGTCCTCGCCGCGGCCGACCGAGACGTGCATGTGATTGCGGTGCGGGTTTCGGCCGCCGTACGGACGCCATTCCAGCCCGCGGGTGATAGATGCGATGCGGCCGGCGAAGATGATGTACTTCAGGTTGGGGTTGCCGCCGGTGCGCACCCGCTCGGCCCACGCGTGGCAGTCGGCGCCGCCGTCGGGGTCGTGGGTGATGTCGAGGGCGCATACCACGCCGTCGGCGTTCGGGTTGTGGTCCGACCGGGAGGCGGCGTGCGCCGCGTCGCCGATCGTGCCGTCGCTCGCCTTCGATCGGTCCGGGGCGGCGGCGTCGCACTCGGCCCGCAGCGCCCGCAGGCTCTCGGCGAGCCGCCAGGCCACGTCAGCCGTCCACGTCGTCGGCGATCAGTTCGCCGGGGGCGTCGTCCTCCGGCTCGGTCGCCGTCGGCTCGTCGGGTTCGCTGGGGGTGTCGCTCATGCGACCGACTGTAGGCGTTTCGCGGCGGTTCAGGCGGTGACCCTCGGGTGCTCCATCTCGTAGGCGGCCTGCCACGCCTCCTGCCACCGCCAGCCGTGCGCCTCGATCGTGTTGTCGGCCGCCACTGCACGGGCCACGGCCGAGCGTTCGGCGCGGTAGCCGTCGTCGTCGAGCAGCCGGCGCAGCTCCCTCAGCCAGTCGCGGGGACGCACCGCGGTGGCGCCGGCGCCGGTCGCCGCCAGCCGGGCGTACTCGCGGGTCGGCGACGCTACCCACGGCACCCCGACCGCCGAGTACTCCAGCGGCTTCAGCCGCGACTTCGCCTGGTTGAACGCCGTGTCCGCGAGCGGCGCCACCGCCACGTCCAGCTCGGCGACCCGCGGCATCCAGTCCTGGAAGTCGACGACGCCGGTGGAGGTGTAGGCGTCGCTGCCGATCTCGCGGTCGACGCCGACGCCGTCGCCGACGACGTGCACCCGCCGGCCCTGCCGGGCGAGCTGGCCGAGCGTGCCGGCCGCCGGCCGCAGGTCGTCCGGGTGCGAGTGCATCGACCCGGCCCAGCCGACCCACGGCTCGTCGTGGACCGGGCGCTCGACGTCCAGGAACCGGGCTGGCACGTAGTTGTCGAGCACCCGCACCCGGCCGTGCGCCGCGTAGCGCGGCACGAGCGCCGCCGTCGACACCGTCACGAGCGTGGCGTGCCGGCAGGCGGAGGCGACGTGCCGCCAGTTGTTGGCCGGGTTCCATTTCGGGTGCAGGTGCCGGAACGCCGGGTTCGCCGGGTGGATGTTCGCCAGGTCGTCGTCCACGTCGACGACGACCGCGATGCCCTGCGCCCGGAGCAGCGGCACCGCCTGGGCGAGGATGCCGTTCGACGGCCGCTGGAACACGATCACGTCGGCGTCGGCGGGCGCGTAGATCGTCGATAGCTTCCCGCCGACGGCGAGGCCGCCGATCCCCGACTCGCGGGGTTCCTTGACGTGCACGTCGACGCCGTGCGCGGCGGCCGCCGCCGCCGGCCAGCGCACCCGGTAGTGGCCGCACCCGTACGCGTCGGCCGGGTAGCAGTAGACGACCATCGCGCGCCCACGGTAGACGCGCCGCCTACCATCGACGGCGATGCGGCTGCTCTCGCTCGGCGACCTGTACGTGTCCGACTTCCTGGCGCCCGGCGAGGAGCCGAGGGCTGGGCGGTTCCCGCTCGAACTCGTGCGCGACCCGGACGGGCTCGTGCACCTGTCGGAGCAGCCGCCGCCCGAGCTGATGTGGGGCCGCTACTGGTACCGGTCCGGTACCAACGAGAGCATGCGGCGGGCGCTCGCCGACGTCGTCGCCTCGACCCTCGACGTCGTATCGGTCGAGGTCGGCGACCTGTGGGTCGACGTCGCGTCGAACGACGGGACGCTCCTGGGGGCCGTCGAGGACATGACGCTGGCCGCCTATCGTCCCTACCTGGTGGGCGTCGACCCGGCCGACGATTCGTTCCGCTACGAGTGCGAACAGATCGCCGACCTCGTCGTCCAGGAACCGTTCACCGAGGCGATAGCCGACCAGATCCGAGCCGGCTTCGGCCGCGCCAAGGTCGTCACATGCATCGCCATGCTCTACCAGCTCGCCGACCCCGCCAAGTTCCTCGAAGCCGTCCGCGGGCTGCTCGCCGACGACGGGCTGTTCGTCGTCCAGCTCTCGTACACGCCGCTCATGATCCAGCAGCTCGCCTTCGACAACGTCTGCCACGAGCACGCCCGCTATTACACGCTCCACACCCTCCACCGCACCCTCGGGCAGGCCGGGTTCCGGATCGTCGACGCCCAGCTCAACGACGTCAACGGCGGCTCGATCCGGCTGCTGTGCCAGCGCGACGACGCCGACCCCGCCGGCTACGGCACCCAGCCGCAGCGCGACGTCGCCCGGATGCGGCTCGACTCGCTGTACGCCCACGAGCTGGGCGGCGGCTACAACGGCATCGAGATCTGGCAGGCGTTCGCCCGGCGGCTCGAAGCGCTCCGCGATCAGGTCGTCGGGTTCGTCCGAGACGCCCGCCGGCGCGGCGAGACCGTCTGGGGATACGGCGCCTCCACCAAGGGCAACACGCTGCTCCAGTACTTCGGGCTCGACTCGACGCTGGTCACCGCGATCGCCGAGCGGCAGGAACAGAAGTGGGGGCTCCGCACCGTCGGCACCGACATCCCGATCGTCGCCGAGGCCGACATGCGCGCCGCCCGCCCCGACTACCTGCTCGTCCTGCCCTGGCACTTCATCGCCGAGTTCCGGCGCCGCGAGGCCGGCTACCTGGCCGCCGGCGGCCGCCTCCTCGTGCCGTGCCCGCAGTTCCAGGTCATAGGGGCGTGACCCGGGTCCTGGTCGTCGACCACGCCCACTCGCCGGTGTGCGGCATCCACGACCTCGGCCTGCGGATGGCCGCCCGCCTCTCCGAGGGACTCCTCGGCGTAGCGCACGCCGACTGCGGCGACGGCGACGACTACCGCAGGAGCCTGGCCGTCGTCGAGCCGGACGTCGTGGTCGTCAACTACCGGGCCGACCTGATGCCATGGCTGACGCCCGGGCGCGAGGGCTGCCCGACGCTGGCGGTGCTCCACAACTACGAGCCGGCGACGCTGCGCCCGCTCGCCGACGGGCTCCTCGCCCGCGGGTTCGACCACGTCCTGGTCCTCGAACCGGGCGTCGGCGACGGCGACCGGGTGCACGGCGTCAGCCGGCCGCTGCCGGACTCGCCGCCGCAGGTACCCCGCTGGCGAAACGACCCGCCGGAGATCGCCTCGTTCGGGTTCGCGTTCCCGCACAAGGGGTTCGACCAGGTCGCCGCCGAGGTAGCCGACGCCGTCGACGCAGCCGTCGTCAGGCTGCACACCCCGGAGGCGTACTTCAACGGTGCCGCCGGCGGCCCGCTATACGCCCCGGCGATCCTCGACGCCGCCCGGCAGGCGGCCGCCGCCAAGCCCGGCATCCGGATCGTCCAGACCCTCGCCCATCAGCCCGAGGTCGAGGTCGTCGGCATGCTCGCCGCCTGCGACGTGTGCTGCCTGCTCTACCACCCCGGCCAGCCCGACGCCGGCCTGTCGTCGGCGTTCGACTACCTGATCGCCGCCCGCCGACCGGCGCTCGTATCGGAGGCGTCGATGTTCCGGCACGGTCACTCGCACGTCGCCGTCTGGCCCCACGTGCGGCTGCGCGACGTGCTCGACAACTACGATCGCTGGCAGGCGCACGCCGAGGCCCTCTACCGGTCAGTGGCCGGCCGGTTCGCCGCCGACGTCGAGGCGCTCGCCGGCCGGATCCTGTGACCTGGCACGCCCAGGCCGGGCAGGACGCCTGGGTGGTCGAGCAGCTCGGCGGGCTGCGCGGCGGCTGGTTCGTCGACGTCGGCGCCTACGACGGCGTCGAGCACTCGAACACGCTCGCCCTGGAACGGGACTACGGCTGGTCCGGGCTGTGCGTCGAACCCAACCCGGACGCCCACCGGCGGCTCGCCGCCAGCCGGTCGGGGTCGACCTGCGTGTGCGCCCTCGCCTCCGACCGGGCCGTCGCCCTCCCGTTCGACGGGATCGCGGTGAGCGTCGACGCGGCCGCCCGGCTGACGACCGCCGACACGCTCTCTCGCTTCCTGGAGGACGCCGCCGCGCCGGCCGTGGTCGACTACCTGTCGGTCGACGTCGAGGGCCACGAGCTGCACGTGCTCGACGGGATCGACTTCGACCGCTGGCACGTCCGGCTCGTCACCGTCGAGCACAACCTGTACCGCGACGGCCCCGACCGCAAGGACGCCATCCACCGCCGGCTGTCGGCCGCCGGGTTCGAGCGGGTCGTCGAGGACGTCGTCGCCGCCGGCTACGGCCCGTACGAGGACTGGTACCGGAACTCGCGGTCCCTCGCCTCGTAGACGTCGCGCTCGCCGCGCATCAGCGCCCCCGTGCCGTGACAGTCGGCCCGCTCGTGCTCGACCACCCCCGGCAGGTAGCCGGCCGTCCGACCGGTGTCGCTCAGCCAGCCGTGAAGCGACCGTTCGGCCAGGTGCCCCGCCCACCGGTCGGCGGCCCACACGGCGAACAGCGGCTCGAACCACGCCAGGAACTCGACGAACGCCTCCCGCCGCCAGGCGGTGCCGGCCGTGGTCGGCCAGACGTCGAACGGCGGCCACCGGTCGGGATCGGCGCCGACGGCGGCCATGCCCCGCCGCCAGGCGTCCTCGAACCCGTCGATGAGCAGCATCCAGTTCGGGCCGAACCCGGCGGGGGTGAACGCCACCACGTCGACGTCGGCGAGCAGCTCGACCGCCCGGCCCGCCAGACCCGCGGCGAACGGGCGCATGTCGTACTGGACGCACACCAGATGGTCGGCGGCGGCGCGGCGGGCGAGGACGTGCCAGCCCGTCAGGTCGTAGAAGTGCGGCAGGTCCTCGTGGTGCGGCGGGTGGTCGCGGGCGACGAGCAGCCGCGTGCCGGCCGGCAGCCGGTCGACGGGTCGGGGGCCGACGAACAGATAGCCGACGTTCGGGAGGCCGGCGAAGCGGCCGTCCCGCTCGCACGCCGCCACCAGGTCCTGGTCGTGGACCGTCACCCACGTCTCGACGATCACCAATCGACCTTAAAGTTCCCGACCGGCCCGGGGTTCAGATCGAACACGGAGCCGTGCTCGAACGGCACCATCCCCGAGATCAGCCCGATCCAGTGCTCGGCGTGGTGGCGGGTGTCCGGCTCCGGCGGCACGTTCCGGCGCAGGACCTCGCAGCGCGCCCACCAGTAGTTGCCGCCGAACCAGCCAGATGTGCCCTGCCCGGCGACCAGCTGGCTGTCGCCGGAGTCGCCGTACCACTCGATCAGCGTCCCGTGCGTCCAGTGGCAGCCGGCGACCAGCGCGTTATCGAACGCCAGCGCGGCCGCCGGGCGTCGCCAGTCGACGAAGTTGTAGTACTCCATCGACCGGCGCCACGGCCCGTCGACCGGGTCGACCCGCGACGCCCCCTTCGTGTGGGCGTACGAGACGAGCCCGTCGTGGTCCTGGACGAACTCGTGCAGCGCCGTGAGGGTGACCTGCTCCCAGCCCGCCTCGGTCTGGGCGCACACCCGGTAGTCGGGGGTGAGCACGTCGAGCGTGCAGCGCACGGCTGCGACCTGCTCGTCGGTGCCGACGAACCCGACGTGCAGCGACGCGAGACGGTCGTAGAGCCCGAAGCGGGTCAGGGCGTCGCAGTGCTCGGTGACGGCCTGCGCCCAGTCGCCGGCCGCGTAGCAGTGGTAGAAGTGGTGCAGCTCGACGAGCGGTTCGCCGGGGTTCGCCACGTCGGCTATCGGCCGGTGTTGCCCTCGACGCCTGCCTCGCCGCCGAGCGGGAAGTACCAGCCGCCGGCGTCGTGCTTCACCGCGGCCGGCATCGCCGACCGGTGGTGGACGCCGCTGTAGTGGGCGATGAGCGACGGCCGGTAGGCGTGCGGCAGCGTCGGCTTCGACCCACGATGGTAGAGCCGGCCGTGCCAGAACAGGACGTCGCCCTTGCGGGGCAGGTAGTCGACGACGGCGGCGCCGCGCCGCTCGACCTCGGCGGCGACGAGCGGCGCCAGGATCGCCTCCGACCGGGCCGGCCAGTCCGGGTCGTCCAGGTCGAGCAGGCCGGCGAACCGGTCGCGCTGCAGGACGTGCCAGCGGTGGGAGCCCGGCACGTACTGGAACGGCCCCGAGCCGGGGTGCACGTCGCCGAGCGCGAACCAGACGGCGGCGTAGGCGTCGCCGACCTCCGGCTCGTTCAGGTAGGTGTCCTGGTGCCAGTCGCGCCCGGTGGACTCCCAGCCGGTGAGGTTCAGGTGCACGGCGGCCGGCTCGCCGATCAGGTCGTGGAGCACGGCGCCGACGAGCGGGTGACAGCAGATCCGGGCGAGGGCGTCGTAACGGCGATAGGGGGTGCAGTCGGGCCAGCCGCCGGGGCGGTCCGCGTCGAGCACCCACGGCTCGCCTGCGACGCCGACCGGCAGGTGGTAGAGGGCGCCGGGGTCCGAGCGCAGCCGGCAGCCGTGCCAGCCGTTCGCCTGCCTCCATTCGTCCTGGTAGTCGGCGACCAGCTCGTCGTCGAGCAGGCCGGCCAGCACCACCACGCCGGCGTCGTTCCAGTCGGCGTCGGACGGCGGCGGCGCCGGTTCCGACAGGTCGTCGAGCGTCACCGTCCGCGTCGCCACGGCCGCAGGCTAGCCGACGGCCTGGAACGCCCGGAGGATGATCGCCGCCCCCCACGCGTGGCCGGCGTCGGTCCAGTGCACGTTGTCCGGGTTCATGTAGCCGCGGGCCTGCATCCACGCCAGGCTGCGGTCGCCCTCCGACCACAGGTCGACGAACGCCGCGCCGTGGGCGCGGGCCTGCCGTTCGAGGATCTCGCGGAACGCGGCGAACACCGGGAAGTCCTGCGGGATCGACCCGGAGTGCTCGACGATGACGACGATCGCCATGTCGGGGTTCGACGAGCGTGCCCTGGTGAGGGTCGTCAGCACGTTGTGCTCGAACGTCGCCGGCGTGAACGCCACCACGGCGTCGTTGCTGCCGAACGTGTAGTAGAGCACGTCGATCCTGCCCATCATGCGCAGGGCGGCGTCGACGATCTGGTCCTTGTACGTCGACCCGCCCGAGGCGTGCGAGGCGAGCTGCGGCATGTCCGAGCGGGTGCCGGCGACGGCGTCGTTGTGGTGCAGCCAGCCCGACGCGTTCTTGCCCTCGACGCCGGCGAGCAGGATCGGCGTCGCGGTCGGGGCGGTCACGACCACCGAGTGGGCGCCGGTCGAGCCGGCGTCGAACTGGACGACCCGGTCGCGGGGCGTGCCCTGCGTGTTGACGGCCACGGCGGCGCCGCCGTCGATCGCCACCGTCATGACCCCCGTGTTGGTGGCCGACTGGTAGTGGACCCGGATGAACCGGCCGCGCTGGTTCGCCCACGTCATCGTCGCCCCGGCGGTCAGGTTGGCGGCGACCATCGCGGAAGCGCCGCCGCCGGCGAAGAGCCAGCCGCCGGTCGACGACAGGTAGCTGGCGGCCTGCCACTCGTTCTGGACGCCCTGCATGCCGGCGCCGCCGTCGCCGAGCGTGCCGGCGAGCGTGTCGTTGACGAGCGCCATGAAGCTCTTGGTCCGCCAGTTCGACGAGAAGGCGCCCTGCATGATCGAGTCGCCCAGGTCGAGCGCCTGGACGAGCTGCCCGGCGCGGACCTTCGCCTGGAGGTTCGCGATCTGGGTGGCGAACGTGCCGGGCACCTGGACGGTGCCGTACGGGTCGTGGCCGGGGCAGCCGGTGACGGCGACGAGCCCGCAGCCGGCCGGCGGCGGTTCGGCGCAGATCCGCTCGAACGTCACCGGCTCGTCGGAGCGCACCGCCCGCGGGTAGTCGCCGACGCCTCGACCCCAGCCGGGGTTGTGGAGCAGCGTGCCGCGCAGCCGGATCGTGAACGCGTCGTCCTCGAACTCGAAGGCGGTGCGCCGCAGGTTGACGACGCGCGCCAGCAGCCACCGCGACCAGCACGGCTCGCCGGCGCAGGCGTTCTCGCCGGCGAGCGGCTGCCACAGCTCGACCGCGACCGGGCCGAGCGGCCCGCGGGTCGAGAACGCGGCGCCGACCGCGGGGGCGCCTGTCACCGGGATCGGGCAGCCGGTGACGTTCGGGGCGCCGGTCGTCGTGATCGCCACGGCGGCGGCGTCGAGCAGGGCGAGCGCCTCCGGGTCGAGCGTGCACACCGTGATCGTGACGTCCGACGTCGTCGTCTGGGCCGGGTCGACGCCCGATATCGCGACGAGCCCGGTGCCGTCGCGCAGGTTGAACGTGCCGCCCGGCTGCCGGTCGGCGTCGACGGTCACGTCCACGAACCCGTCGACGACGGCCGCCGCGCCGGCGCCCGTCACCGGGGTGCCGCAGTCGGTGAGCCGGGTGAAGCGGGCGACCTCGGCCGAGATCGGCGAGAAGCAGACGGACGCCATGGTCAGACCCCCGGTACGACGAGCAGGTGGTGGATGAAGTTGCTCAGGCTCACCCGGCCGCCCACGGTGGTGGTCGTCGACAGGCGGGCCTTGACCTTGGTGGCGGACCCCTCGGCGAACGACCCGAACGAGTGGGTGTCGGAGTTGTCGACGCCGGTCGTGCCGCGGTTGATGTGCTGCCGCGAGTTGAGCCAGGTGGCGCCGTCGTCGAGCGACACCTCCGAGAACGTCGACAGGATGTCGTCGTTCGTCCAGGTCACCGACGCGTCCCCCCAGTACGAGACGCTGACCTTCGCGCCGTCGAACGTCGGGCCGTCGACGGTGGCGCGCACCGTCAGAGCGGTGCCGATGAGCGACGCGTCGCCGGCCGTCGAGTGGCGCAGGTGCTGCGGGGAGCCGCCGACGACGCCGAGCACGACGCCGCCGTGCGGTTCGGTGAGCGCGCACTTCACGCGGGCGCCGGCCGGGATCGGCGTGTCGCACACGACGGCGAGCGGGATCGCCTCGATGTCCGGGCCGTCCATCACGACCAACGCGACCGCGGTGGCGTTGTCGTACGACTTGACGGTGCCCTGCGGCAGGTCGGCGAGCTGGCCGAGCGACCGGGCGCGGCGCACGGCCCCGCCGGCGGCGGCGACGGCGAGCGCGGTCGGGTCGCTCACCGGTAGATCCTCACGAGGTCGTGCTGCATCGGGCCGTGGGCGTGCAGCACCGCCGTCCAGCGGCGCTCCAGGTAGTTGGTGCCGACCCACTGCACGACGTCGAACGTGTCGTGCCGCGGGTCGAGCGGCGTCTGCAGGCTCACCTGCTGGTAGGCGTGGATGTCCTCGTCGGCGGCGGCGGCGGCGAGCTGCAGCGCGGCGGCGGTGCTGCCGAGCCCCTGGGCGTGGATGACGCGGGTGACCTCGTAGCCGAGGTTGTTGACGCTGTGCGGCGCCGACGCCGGCACCCGGTAGGTGACCACGATCGGGGCGACCGTCACGCCGTTGTCGATCACCACGTACGTGTTCGGCACGTCGAGCGGCACGTCCGCCTCGATCACCGTCCGCGCCCGGACGTTGCGGCGCAGCACGAACGTCGGCGTCGACACGTCCGGCACCGGCACGGTGCGCACGACGGCGATCCCGATGCTGTCCCAGTACAGCGGCAGGAACCCGCACTGGCGGGCCAGCTCGTTGGCGATCACGGTGCCCTTCGTGCCGGCCGGCCACGTCAGGCCGCCCTGCCCGGCGGCGGTGTTCGTCCCCTCGATCGACCGGCGGAAGATGCCGAACCGGTCGAGCAGCACCGCGATGGCGCCGCCGAGGTTGGCGCCCTGCGCGACGTTGAACGCCGTCGTCACGTCCTGGTCGAGGATGCGGCCCTGGTCGACGAGCGACGCCGACGCGGCCCGCCCGGCGCTGGTGCGGGACCGCGGGTAGTCGGCGAACAGGAACACGCCGAGCGGCCAGGACGCCTGACCGTCGTAGACGTACGGCTGCACGCGTGCCGTGAGCGGGTCGAGGTCGTCGGCCTCCGCGGGCGGCAGCAGCAGCCCGGTGAGGGTGCGCTTCAGGGTGCGCTCCGTGTCGTTCGTGAGCGTCGGCGGCCGCTCCTCCGACGGGTGCAGCTCGTCGGACGTCGGGTTGCCGAGCGAGTCGACGAGCCGGAACCGCACGGTGAGCGGCAGGTGCGGCGCCTCCAGGTCGAGGACGGTCACCGCGCCACCGTCTCGACGGTCGGCGTCGCCGTCGTCTCCGTCACCGTCACCGTCGCCGTGTACAGGTGCGACGGCTGCCGCTCGCGGCCGTTCGGCACGACCACCGACCCGTAGACGACGTCGCCGTCGTTCGAACGGACGCACACGTACGGGACGGTCGTCTCCTGCAGGCGGCGCACCGTGCGGAACCGGTTGAGGCCGCGCAGCTCGCCGTCGGGGGCGGCGACCGCGTTCAACAGCAGCCGGCGGGTGAACCGCACGCCGCGGCGCTCCGTCTCGTGCAGGTCCACCCAGTAGTCGACGCCGAACAGGCCGTCGTAGGCGTGCTGGGCGGCGTCGAGAAACTCCCAGTCGCGGTTCGCCTCGTCGCCGGCGTACACGTCGATGTACGCCATGTTCAGGGTCGGGTCGCGGTTCGACGTGAACGTCTGGTAGCCGACGCCGACGTCGGTGTCGACCCGCAGCGTGACGGTCCTCTCCGCCGACCAGCCGCCGATGCCGCCGTCGTTGCGCACGACCCGCACCCGGTACGTGACCGGCCGGTTGAGGGGCGCCTCGTAGTCGGGCCACTCGGTGCGGCTCTCGTCGATGACGCCGTTCGGGTCGCAGCACAGCCGGCCGACGACCCGCCAGTCGTCGGAGGCGGTGCGGCGCTGCACCTCGTAGTAGGCGAACCCGGTCACCGGGTCGGAGCCGAGCGCGGTGCGCGACCAGTCGAGCAGCGCGTACGGGATCGCTGCCGTGCCGGGCGCCTCGCCGCAGATCGAGAACCCGGTGCCGGTCACCGCCGTCGGCGCCGTCGCCTCGGTGACGGTGAACCCGGTCACCGTCGGGGCGAGCGTCATCACCTCGAACGGGTAGTCGGACGTCGACCGGATCTCGGAGGCGCCGAGCAGCAGCCAGCCCTGGTCGGTGGCGCCGTCGCCGCCGGCGGCCCCGGTGTAGGTGGCGGCCCCGCCGCTGTTGGTTAGCCCCTCGATCGAGAAGAACGCCGTCTCCCACGACGGGGCGTCGACCGGCGCGAAGTTCGACGCCTCCAGCCGGTACTGGGTGGCGTCGGTGAGCGCCACCGTCGTGTTCAGCGGTACGACGACCCGCTTCCACGGCAGGCCGTTCGGGTTGGCGTCGACGACGGCCTCCTCCTCGGGGGCGTTCGCCCAGTCGACGGCGCCGATCTCGGCGACCGCCAGCCCGGTGCCGACGGCCGAGCGCAGCGCCAGCCGCAGCGGGTCGACCGGCGGCGTCGATAGCGGCAGCTCCGGCCGGCAGATCACCGACATGGCCCCGACGGTGACCGGCCCGCCGGTGACGGTGACCTCCTGCCGGGCGCGCTGGTTGATGTCGACCGCGACCGTTGCCAGCTTCGCGAACGGCAGCCCGTCCCTCGACACGTTCCCGCTGGTCACGATGATCGGCGCCACCGCGTAGCCGCGGGTCAGCGGCGAGCCCATCGACACGATCACCGCGGCGTTGGCGAGCAGCCCGGAGATGGTCGGCTTCCAGCTGCTCTTGCCGTGCGGTGGCGTCACCGCCGAGTCGGCCCAGAACGGCGCGAACCGCGACACCGCCCCTGAGGTGATCACCCCGCCGAGCGGGTGGCGCAGCGCCACCGTGTAGTCGACGTTGGCGGCCTTCGCCCACAGCGCGGTGCCGTCCGGTTTGTAGGCGTCCCAGATGTGCCACGTCGGCGCCGCCGCCGGGGCGAACAGCCGGCGGACGAGCCGGTTCTCGGTGCAGGTGTCGACCTTGAGGCGGGCCAGGTTCAGGCCGATCGCCGGGTCCGATGTCGTCGCCAGGAACCGCAGCCGGTACGTGGCGTTATCGAACCCCTGCACCTCGGCGGTGGTCCACGGCTGGTCGGTGAACGGGTTGATCTCGCCGAGCGGGATCACGATCGTCGGCGGGTCGATGCCGGAGAGACCGGACCACAGGATCCCGGAGCCGGGGTAGTCGCCGAGCGACCTAACCGCGCCGTCGGAGACCCGCACCATGGACACCGACAGGGTGCCGGTGCCGAGGATCTTGACCTGCACCGAGAGGTTGATGACCCGGCCGGCGACCCCGGCGGTGCCGTACTCCAGGTCGATCGAGTTGCCGGTCGGCAGGTGCACGATCCCGGCGCCGTTCAGGCACGTGTAGTGCGGCGAGCACGCCGAGAACACGCCGGCGCCGACGTTCGCCTGGCCGTTCGGGTCGAACAGCGTCGTCGCCAGCCCGGTCGCCACCTCGCTGCCGGCCGTGAACACCTCCAGGATCACGCCGTTCGCCGAGCCGGACGACGACCCGTACACCTTCAGCTGGGCGATCGTCTCCGCGATGGTGGACCGGAACGTCTGCGCGATGCAGTCGCCGACGCCGTCGAGCGCCTCGAACCCGGAGCGCATGGCGTGCCACTCCAGGCCCTGCGACACCGGCAGCTGGGTGTCCCAAGCCGTCACGACGCCCTCACCAGGAACCGGGCGAGCCGCCGGTCGAGCTGCGCCTCCAGGTCGTCGAACAGGCCGTCGCGCACGGCGCGGCCGGCGTCGAACGCGGCGCGGCCGTCGAGCCCGGCGGCGTTGACGTTCACCGACGCCTGCAGGTTGACGACCATCCCGGCGCCGGCTGTCCCGGCGGCGCCCGGCACGTTCGGGACGGCGAGGGCGCCGGCCAGGGCGCGGTCGATCGTCGCCGTGCCGGCGTCGATGCCCTCGGCGATGCCCTGCGCGATCGGCACGCCGATCTCGTCGGCGAACAGCTGCGACGGCGACCGGATGTGGGCCGCCTCCTTGGCGGCCGACTCCGCGGACTGCACGACGCTGCGCACCTGGCTGGCGACGATCGACGCCGACTGGGCGATGCCGTCGCCGATGCCGGCGCCGAGGTTGAATCCGGCGTCCTGCATGCCGGGGATCCCGCCGTTGACGAGCGGGCCGAGCCCGTCGATGATCGCCTGGGTCTCCGGGGCGACGGTGCCGAGCCCGCCGGCGAACGCGTCGGCGGTGGCGCCGCCGAGGGTGTCGGCCTGGCCGGGCAGCGGGGCGTTCTCGACGTGCACGCCGAGCGCGTCGAGCAGCGCCTGGAACGTCGGGTCGATCGGCGCGGTGGCGGCCCCGAACCTGCCGGTGATGTCGAGGCCGAGCGCCTCGAACGCCGACGGCAGCGGGTGCTGCTCGATGAACGTCCTGATCCCGTCGAGTTCCTGCTCGACGGTCGGCGCGATCTGGAACCCCTCCTCGAACCGTTCCGACATCGAGTCGGCGACGACGCCGAGGTCCTCGACGACCTGCGGCGAGAACTCGTCGTTGATGAAGTCGGTCGTCGCGTCGCCCTGCGCCCGCAGCGCCCCGAGGCTCTCCTCCAGGGCGCCGGCGATCTCCGGGCCGCCCTGCGTGATGCCGTTGACGAGCGCCTGGGTGATCTGCGGCCCCTGAGCGGCGGCGAGCGCCGCCAGGTTCGGGCCGACGGTCGTGGCGAGCAGCTGCAGGTTCGCCTGGAACCCGGCGATGGCGTCGATCTGCCGCTGCAGGGCGTCGATCACCGCCTGCGGGTCGAGCGCCTCCGGTATGCCGCCGAGCGCCTCGACGACCTCGTCGATCGCGGTCGACGCCGACGGCAGGCTGCCGGTCGCCTGTGACGCCAGGTCGTCGATCGCGGCGGTGACGTCGGAGATGAACCCTTCGAGGTCGTCGAGGTCGACGCCGAGCACGTCGGCGACGTCCTGCAGGCCTTGCTGGGCTAGCTGGGCGTCGTCGGCGGCGACCGCGAGCGCTTCGAGCGCCCCGGTGGAGGCGTCGCCGGTCTCGCGGATGACGCCGAGCAGGTCGCCGACGTCGCGGGACGTGAGCCGCAGCCGGCCGAGCGCCACGTCGGTGTCGAGCACCCGCCGGTGCAGCCTCTCGGCCTCCTCGGCGGCGGCCTGCTCGGCTGCCGAGAACTTGATCACCTCGCCGGTGGTGAGCGTGAGTGTGCCGGCCAGGTCGTCGAAGATCTGCCGGACCGGTTCGATCTTGGTTTCGCCGTCGTCGAAGAAGCCGCCGATCGCCCCGCCGATGTCGGAGAAGAACCCGCCGACCGCGCCAGCGGCGTCACCGACGGCGCCGGCGACGTTGCTGATGAGATCGATGACGCCGGTCTTGTCGAGCAGGAAGCCGAACGCGTCGGCCAGCTCGGTGACGACGCCGACCAGGAAGTCGAGTGCCGCCGCGGCCGCCCTGATCGGGGCGGCGTGGATCTGCACGAAGACCCGCGCGAACGTGCCGAGCGGCGGCAGGAGCGGCGCCACCGCTTCGAGCAGCTCCCCGAGCGTGCCGGCGAACTCCTCGGCGATAGGTTCCAGTTCTTCGAGGAAGTCGAGGATCGGGGCGACTAGAGGTGCGCCGATCCCTTCAAGGAACTCTGAGAACTGGGTGGTCAGCTTGTCGAGCGCCAGCGCCGGGCTCTCGGCGCCCTTCGCGATGTCGGTCGCCAGGCTATCGCCCAGCCGCTCGGAGGCGATGGCGGCGCCGGCGGCCGCCTTGTCGAACTGGGTCAGCTCGTCGCTCGTGTCCTTGCCGGTGTCGGCGAGCGCCCTCGCCTCGATCTCGGCGGCCGTGAGTGAGATGCCGAACTGGGCGAGGGTGCGGCCGCCGCGGGCCAGGCTGCTCTGCAGCGACTGGGCGATCTGGTCGACCGAGCCGAGCTGCGGGTTCAGCGCCCGCGCCCGTGCCGCCAGGGCGACGAGCTGCTCGGACGACTCGGCCACCTGGCCGGCGCTGCGGCCGGAGGCGGTGCCCAGCTCGAAGAAGCTGGCGACGACCTGTCGGATCTCGTCGTCGCCGGAGCCGAGCCGCAGCGCCAGGTCGCCGATCGACTCGTTCAGGCCGCCGACGTCGATCTGCTCGACGGCGCCGGCCATTTCGCCGAGTGTCTGCTCGAACCGGAACGTCGCCGCCTCGGCGTCGAGCGCGTTGGTGAACAACTCCTGGGTGAATCCGGCGAGGGCGATCACCCCGCCGGCGGCGCCGGCCGCCTTCGCTCCCATCTTCCCTACGACGTCGCCGAGGGCGTCGACAGAACCGAGAGCGAGACCGGTACCGACGTTCAGGCCGGACGTAGCCCTGCCGGCGACGTCGAGGTCATCGCCGGCCGCGCCCGCGGCAGAGCCGAGCCGATCGAACTGTGTCGACAGATTCCCTACGTCCGCGGCCGCCGTCGATGGGTCGATCGTGACCTCGACCTCGATCTCGGGAGCGGACGCCTCCAGTTGGGCGAGCGCCGCCTCCGCGGGAGCGACGTCCGCGTCGACGTCGACGATCGGCAGCGCCTGGGCGGCGGCCTCGTCGACGGCGGCCGGTATCGCCGACGCGTCGGCGTCTACCTCGACGACCGGGGCGGCGTCGGCGGCGGCGGCCTCGACCTGTTCGGCGACCGCGGAGGCGTCGGCCTGGACCTCGACGACGGCCTGCACCGCGGCGGTCGCCTGCTCTACGGCACGGTCGAGGTCCCTCTCGAAGGTGCCCGGCTCCAGCACCAGGCGGACGAACGCCTCGCCGACCTGGCCCTGCGACGACACGTCAGTTCAGCTCCGCGACGGCCACGCCCAGCTCCCGGGCGGCGGCGAGGGCGATCACGGTCGCCTGCTCGTCGACGTCGACCGGCTCGACCGGTGCGGCCGAGAGTGTGCGGCGGCGGCGTGCCTCGCGCAGCAGGTCGCCGCGGCTGGCCGCCGTCGGCTGCTCTTCCTCCAGGGCGGCGTCGAACGCGGCGCGCTGCGCCCCCGACATGTGCTTGGTCACGTCGGCGTACACGACGTTCAGCCAGCGTTCGAGCGGCAGGTCGCGCACGTCGACGCCGTGGATCGTGCCGACGCCGTCTAGGTAGCGGAACCTGCGTCGACCCTCGGCGAGGAGGGCGATGCAGGTGCGGTAGGGCGGTTCGAGTACAGCTCCATCAGCTTGGCGAACACCGCCCGTCGCTGCTCGTCGGTGATCGGGTTCTCCGGGTCCCAGCACCGCTCCATGAACCGCTTCGCCGACTCCGGCAGCAGGAACGCGTCGAGCATGCGGCGCAGCATGTCGGCCTGCTCGCCGCGCGGCAGCCCCCGGATCGACAGCACGGCGTCGGTGATCCCGGCCGGCAGCGTCCGCGCCGCCTGGTACGTCTCGCCGTTCAGCTTGAACGTGAACGGCTGCTCGACCTCGCGGCTGCCGAAGTCGAAGTCGGCCGGCTCGTTCGCCGGCTTCTTGTCTGCCATGTAGCGGCCTCCTCGTCGGGTTCACCCCCTCGCCGCTTGCAGTGCGTCGCGGAGGAACGGCTGGCCGGCTGCCGCCGAGACGCGGGGCCGGTAGATGAACTGTAGTTGCCCCTTCGGTCGGAAGCGCAGGACCCTCGGCGACACGTCGATCGGGCCGCGCCCCTCGTGCACGTAGATGGCGTAGTTCGTGCGGGCTCTGATCGTGACGACCGGTAGCCCGCCGTCGAACGACAGCTCGGTCGTGATCGACGACCGCAGCCGGCCGCGGTCGACGGGGCACAGCTCCTTGCCGCGTGATTCGACGAGCAGGCCCTTGCGCAGCAGGTCGCGGGCGACCGGCGAGCCCGGCGTGTCCCACAGCCCGGCGACGGCGGCATGGTCGATGACGGCCGTCATGCTACGGGCCGTCCCCGCAGGCGCAGCCGTCCTCCAGGCCGATCAGCACTCGGGTGTCGGAGCCGACGCAGGCGTCGTGGATGAAGCGGGTTTCGCCGAGCGCCCTGTGCCGCATCGGCAGGCAGCACTCGATCGCCCGGCGCACCGCGTACGCGTCGCGCAGAACGAGCCGGGCGGCCTCGTCGAGCGACCCGACGCCCTCGCACGGCGGCGGCGACGTCACGTCGGCCGCCAGCGGGGCGCAGCGCAGCACCACCACCTGGACCTCGATCACCGTCTCGGCGTGCCCGCACGGCTGCGCCCCGCCCTCCGGCAGCGGGAAGGTCGTCGACCGGTAGGCGCGCACCACGGCGGCCGACAGCTGGCCGTCGCAGCAGCCGTCCTCGGCGACCGGCGCCGGCGTCACGCACACCCGCATCCCGTCGCCTACACCGCCGCCGGAGGCCGCCACCTCGGCGCGGGCGCACGCGAGCACGTCCGACGCGTAGGCGTACAGGAGAAGCGGGTCTACCGGCATCTCACGGCCACGTGGTGACCGTCGGCGGCGGGAAGTCCGGCGACCAGACGCTCGCCGCCTCCGCGAGCCGGTACGGGTTGTAGGTGCGCAGGAAGTAGTCGACCCGTTCGAGCCCGGTGAGGCCCTGCTCGACGTACGCCGCGATGTCGCCGAGCCGCAACGTGACGCCGAGCCGCACCATCTCCTGCACCTGGCGGGGGAACACGCAGCCGACCCCCGGCAGGCACGCTCGCACGAACTGCTCGGCCAGCTCGCCGACCGCCATCTGCCCGAGCACCGGCGGCTGCTGCCCGACGCGCAGCGTCACCGTCCACGTGCCCGGCTGCCCGGCCGGCAGCGACAGGTCCTGGCACAGCGGGAAGCGACCCCCATCCTGGCGTACGAGCCGCCGCCAGTCGTCGACGCGGTAGCCGGTCGCCGGCAGCGACTCGCCGTCGATGACGACCGCCAGGATCGAGTGCACCGGACCGGGCAGCAGCACCGATTCGACCTGGGTGCACGAGCACGGCCCGCCGCAGCCGCCGCACGTCACGTTGTACCACTTGCCGGCCGACAGCACCGGCGTCGGGTAGCCGTACCAGCCGTACGGCGACCAGGCCGGCCAGCCCTCACCGCACTGCTCCTTGCACGGCCGCACCGTCACCTCGCACAGCCCGAACTGGCGGCCCGACAGCCCCCACAGCACCTCGGTGGCGCCCTGCACGGCGGTCCCGGTGACCGCCTCCGACCCGGCCGGCAGGTCGCCGCACCAGATCGGCTCCCACGGCTCGCACGGCGCCGCCGGGCTTCCGGTCGCCGAGAAGCCGACCGTGCCGGCCGCGACGACCTGGAACACCTCGTCGCCCTGCACCGGCGTCCCGTTGATCGTGCCGGTCCAGCGTGCCGTCCACGAACCGAGCGGCGCCGCCGCCGCCACCGGGTAGTCGTACTCGAACCGGCCGACCGACGGGTGCCGCGTCGGGTCCGCGTTCGCGACGACGGTCGCCCCGAACGGGTCGACGATCGACACCTTCGGGTTCGTCGGGTCCACCAGCTGGCCGGTGCCGAGCTGGTAGGTGGCGTCGAGCGTGACCGTCTGGCCCTGGGCTACCGTCGGCATGCCGTCGAGTCTCTCACGTAGCCGCCTTCTAGTCGCTGATCGCGAAGATCCTGCGGACGACGGTGACGGCGCCGCCGGCGAGCCGGGCGAGGATGTGCTGGGCGAGCACCACGTACAGCCGGCCATTGAGCGCCACGTTCGCCGTGAACCGGCGCTGCAGCTGCAGCCTGGTGTCGAGCACCGCGTTGAGCGCCAGGTTCGCGATCTTGCGGACCCGCAGCGTCGTCGTGATGTCGCCGCTCAGCGCCAGGGTGGCGGCCCGCTGCCGGCGCAGCACGAGCCGGTAGTCCTCGGCGGCGGCGAGCGTCAGCGTCGCCTGCTTCGCTTTCGGCTTCACGTGGCGTACCGGGCGCTGGGCGTTCAGCGCGACGGCGGCGGCGTGCGTGCGTCGCAGCTCCAGTTGCTTGTCGAACGCGGCGTTCAGCGCCAGCACCGCGCTCCGGGTGCGGTGCAGCGTCAGCCGCTGGTCGGCCGCGCCGGCGAGCGACAGCGCCGCCGCGAGCGTGCGCCGCCGGCTGGTCTTCACGTCGGGCGGCGACCCGTTCAGAGCGAGGGCGCCGGCCGCCGTGAGGTCGCACTTCGCGTTGAGCGACGCCGTGTTCAGCGTCAGCTCGCCGGCGCCGGCGGCGTCGATCTGCAGCGTGAACGTGTAGTTGGTGGTGCCGAGTGCCGGGTTGCCGAGGTTGCCGGTGCCGCAGCCGATCTGCAGCAGCAGCACCTCGTCCCGCTCGAACACGACGTCGGCGGCCCACGTCAGGGTGAGCGACAGGTTGAACGTCGCCGACGGCTGCAGCACCAGGTCGTACGTCTGCCCGGCGCTGACCGCCGACGCGATGAACACCCCGGCGTCGGTGCTCGGCTTGTAGCGCCACAGCGACGCCTGGAGCGTGAAGTTGGTGCACGCGGTCAGCGGCGCCGCGTTCGCCCGTGTCATCGTGACCGGCGCCGCCAGCGTGGCGTTCCCGGCCGGGAGGCGGGCCTTGCACCGGGTATCGGCGGGCGTGATGTCGGCGAGCGGCAGCGCCCAGCCGAGCCGCTGCAGCGCGAGCGGGTCGGTGGGTGTCGACACCCCCGCCGTCGCCGGGTCCCACGTCCGGCCCTGATTGTCGGACGTGTGCGTGCCGACCGCCGTCTGCGAGCTGTCACCCGCCCCCGAGTTAGCGTCGTCGAGGCGGCGGACGTCGATCCCGGCGCCCGAGTCGACGGTGACGTCGTTGCGGCACCAGAACGTCAGATCGCGGAGCGGCGGTTCGGCCACTCCGGCTATGCCCCGGCGGTGACGATGTCCAGCAGGTACTGGATCGAGTCGGCCGACTCGACCGGGATGCCGGTGTACAGGGCGTAGAACCCCATCACCTCGCCGGCGCCGCCTTTGGTGGTGGTGTTCGTGCGGGCCGCCTGGGTGACGGTCTTCGTGCCGGCGAACGTCATCGTGGCGTCGAGCCGGTCGGTGTCCGTCGCCGGCTGCGAGAGCGTTCCGGTGACCCTCGCCTCGGATACCTCGGTGAGCGACGCCATCGTCACGGTCTCCGACTCGGCGGTCGCGCCGGTGCCGACGGCGAGGACGTTCATGCGGGCGTTCGAGTTCGGGGCGACGTCCTGGACCTTGTCGACGTTCCACTGCTCGCCGACGTCAGGGACGACGGCGGCGAGCGCGAACAGCAGCAGCGACAGGACTGCCAGCAGCATCGGCAGCAGCGCGCTCCCGGCTTCCTCGGGGCACCCGTCGCTGTTGGAGGTTTCTTTCGCGACCATCTCAGGGTTCTGTCGCCGGAACCTCTCGTGCCTCCATCGGTCGGCGGTCAGTACGATCGAGTCTCCGGGCCACAGCGGCGGCACGTCGATCCCGTAGACCTCGGTCTCCGGCTTTACCGTCCGGGGGACGTAGGTGACGGTGTACTCCTGAGCGCGGCTGCATCGTCGGATCAGCGCCATGCCACTTCCTCCTGCTCGTCGCCGGATGTGGCGGGGATGTCGCCGTGCTTGGCGTACGGCGACTCGGCGTGCGGCATCACCAGCCGGTCCTCGGCGTCCGGCGACGTGCCGTCGAGGTACGCCTCGCTGACCTTGCCCTGCAGCTGCCGGTCGCTGTCGCCGTACTCGGCGTCGACGTCGACGTCCCACGTGCGGATCACCCGCACCGTTCGTTTAGCCATCGGCCCTTCCCTTTCTGATCGTGCGCTGCCGACCCGGTCGGCCGTCGCGGTTCGTGAACGCCAGTACCACCTTCGCCTCGGCCGGCACGTCGTGCCGCACGACCTGCCCGACGTGGGCGAGCGTCCGCCGCCAGCGTCGCACGCTGCGCAGCGGGATGTAGCCGACCGTCACGTACGCCGTCGCCTGTCCGGTGCGTGCCGAGCGGTGCACCATCGTGTCGACCGACACCGAGCCGCGCCGGCCCCCGGCGGCGTGCACGACGCTCACGCGAATACCTCGTAGCGCACGTTCAGGTAGACGGTGCCGACGTCCAGGTCGATCGTCAGGTCCTCGCCGTCGCCGCCCTCGAAGCAGACGGTCTCGGACCACGGCAGGCCGGCTTCGAGCCGGTCCGAGTAGACGGTCGTGCCGCCGATCCTGAGCGTCACGTTCGGGAACACGCCGCTCGACGTCGCCGGATCACAGTGCCCGGCGTTGCGCAGCAAACGCAGCCGATTGCCGGGCGCCACCGGCACGAGCACGTGCCCGGCGAGCGGACCCGTCTTGTCGACCGACAGGGCGGTCATCACCCGGCTCGTCTGCCGCACCGAGTCGGCGAGCGTCAGCGGGTCGTCGACGACCGCGAGCGCCGACGCCCGGAGCTGCAGGTCGGTGAGCGGACCTGACACGGCGACCGCGGCGGCGCGCAGCTGCGCGTCGGTGAGAGGGTTCAGCCCGGTAGCGACCGGCACCGCCGCGACGCGCAGCTGCGCGTCGGTCAGAGGACCCGACACCGCTACGGCCGTCGCTCGCATCTGGGCGTCGGTGAGCGGGCCGGAGACGGGTACGGCGGCCGCTCGGAGCTGCGAGTCGGTGAGCGGCTGGGCGAGCCCCGTCGATACTGGCACCGCGGCGGCGCGGAGCTGGCTGTCGGTGAGCGGTCCTGATACCGGCAGCGGCGACGCCCGCAGCTGCGAGTCGGTTGCCGGCCCCGACACCGGCACCGCCGCGGCTCGAAGTTGGGTATCTGTGAGCGGCTGCACCAGACCGGTCGACACCGGCACGGAGGCCGCGCGAAGCTGCGTGTCCGTCAGCGGGCCGGACACCGGCTGGGTGGCCGGGAAGTTCGAGACGGCGACCGTGCCGTCGACGGTGAGCGTCGCCTGCAGCTCGGCGAGGATGCTCGCCAGGTGGGCGACGGCCGTCGTGAGCTGGGCGATCGCGTCGGGGTCCCGCACCCGCTGCCGGTACACGGTCTGGGCGCCGATCGTCAGCGCCTCGTTGTCGATCAGCCGGTCCGGTGCGGTGCTCTGCTTTACCCCTACGGTGCCGTCGGCCACGTCGCACCTCCCGCGTCGACTGTAGTCGCAGGCGTCGCCGCCGGCGGATGATCGCTCACGGCCAGCTCCCGCAGCAGGCGCCCTGGTTCGCCGGCGTGCCGTCGTCCTCGTAGACGTTGCCGGATATCGAGTTGGTGCCGGTGAAGTGGAAGTTGTTGTGCTTCTGCACGTAGGTGGCCGGGCCGTTCCGGAAGTCGCGCCCCCAGCGGTTGCCGACGATGTCCAGGTTGGTGGCGCTGTCCTTCGCCCCGAAGTTGCAGCCGGTGATCCCACCCGAGATCCAGTTCTTCTCGATCAGCGTGTTGAGCCACACGTCACCGACCGAGTTGCTGCCGTTCAGGATGCTCGCCGTCCCCCACTCGCCGGGCGCCCAGTTGCCGACGTGCGGCGACAGGCTCGCCCGCAGGGTGTTGCCTCGTATCGTGACGCCGTCGATCGCGTTGTGCAGCTGGATGCAGTCGTTGTGCGACCGGTTGTCGGGCTGCGACGGGTACGGCGACCAGAACGCCAGGTCGGAGATCAGGTTGCCCTCGATCACGGCGCTCGCCGTCTGGCCGTTCGTGAAGTGGTTGACGCCGATGCCGTCGATCGTGTGCATGAACCGCGAGCGGCGCACCGTGAAGTTGTGGCCGAACAGCCCATCGCCCCACTCCGAGTTGGGGGTCTGCGGCTTGAACAGGCAGTGTTCGAGCAGCACGTTCGCCGCCGTGTTGCGCACCCACACGAGGGTCAGCTCGTTCCCGGTGGCGGGGTTGGCCTCGCCGGCGAACCAGCAGTTCTTGAACGTGATGTCCTGGCCGGTGACGATCACCCGCCGCAGGAACTTGAGGTTCTCGATCAGCAGGTTCGAGCCGGAGTAGGTGATCGTGCCGCCGGTGCTGTTCGCCAGCGGCGCCGGCAGCAGCCCGACGTTCCAGGGCGTCGCTTTCGACTCGCCGTACACGAAGATGGGGATGCCGAGGTAGTCGGACCAGATCGTGTACGGGTGGGCTGCCCGCCACTTCGTCGCCGGGTCGTCGCCGGAAGGAGCGACGTCGGGGATGTAGTTGAAGTCGTTGAGCTGCACCAGCTCGGGGTGCGTGTTGTTGTCGCCTTCGAGCGTGTCGGCGCCGTTGTGCCCCCACGATCTGACGTTGGTGCGGGTCACGGCGAGCTTCGCCGTCGGCGCCGGGTTCGCGGCGTCCTCCTTGACGCCGAGGTGGAAGCCGACGCCGAACGAGCCGGACACCCACGACTCACGGACCGCGATGTCACAGTCGAGCGTGTTGAACTCGGGTTCGATCTTCCAGAAGTTGCGGCCCTTGACCCAGCTGCAGAACACGTCGACGCCCAGGTTCTGGCCGGACAGCTGGGTGGCGTCGTCGTGCCATTCCTCGTACGGCGAGCCCGACGGCGTGAGGATGCAGCCGACCGCGGCGATCTCGTCGGCCTTCTTCCAGTCGATGCAGTCGACCGACGCGGTCAGGTTCCCGCCGTAGATGGCGCACCTGTTGCTGCGCCGGAACGGGCTGCCGCCCGCCGTGAACAGCACCGTCGTCGGCGCCTGGTCGGCCGGGTGAGTGCCGGGGCCGGCGCCAGGGTACGCCGAGTTCGGGTACGCCCACGCCGGGTACCACCAGACGACCTCGTCGCAGCCGTGCAGGTTGAGCCGCAGGTCCACGAAGTCGATGCCGACGAACGCGATCTTGTTCAAGTACGTCCACTCGCCGACGTGCTCGACGACCAGGTCGCCGCCGCCTCTCGGGACGACCCTCACGCCGTGTGGGGTGCTGGCTCGCAGCACGAGCCAGTCGGTGCGCTGCGACGCCGGCTGGACGAAGTCTGCGACCTCGTAGTCGCCGTCGGCCAGGACGATGGTCTGGCCGCCCGGCTCCTGCAGGTACGGGCCGAAGTCGAACGTGGGTGCCGTCTCGTCGAGCAGCGGCCACAGGTCGAGGAGCATCAGAACAGCTCGTAGCGCAGGTTGAGGAACACGCTGGCCGTCGTCGTCAGGTCGAACGTCAGGTCGTCGCCGAGCGCCCCCTCGAAGTTCACCGTCTCCGACCACGGCAGGCCCGGTTCGAGCTTGTCGGACCACAGCGTCAGCGTCCCGAGCTTCAGCGTCGCGACCGGGTACGTCCCGGCGACGAGCGCCGGGTCGCAGTGGCCCGCGTTGCGCAGCAGGCGGAGCCGCTCGGCCGGCCCGACGGCGACGAGCACGAGCCCGGCCTGCGGCCCGACGACGGTGACCGACACCGGCAGCTCCGGCGGCAGCATCTGCCGCAGCGGGGCGCCCAGCTCGTTGTCGACCTCGACCCGACCGCCCGGTCCGACCAGGACGGCGCCCATCAGGGGAGAGCTTAGAGCGCCACGGCGCCGCAGCCGGTCTCGGCCGGCGGCGGGATCGTCGAGATGTTGAACCCGATGTGCTTCGCGGTCGGCGACCCGGCCGTTACCGGCCCGATCCACGACGTGCCGGTGCCCGGTCCGTTGCCCCACTCGTCGGCGGCCGCGGCCGTCTCCGCGGTGAACGTGAGCGTGAACGTGCCGTCCTGCACCGTGAAGTCGCCCATCTCGGCGTCCCCCATGTTCGGGAACGCCCAGTACAGGTAGCGGGTCTGCCCGCCGGGGGCGCACGCCCCCGCGCCGGCCGCCTCCTGCCAGACCTCCAGCGAGAACCGGTTGACGATCAGCCCCTCGCCGATCCACAGGCCGGTGCCGGTCGCCGGCGCCCCCGTCGTGATGACGGTGCCGCCGAGGAACATGGCGATCAGGTCCGGGTCGATCACGCAGATCTCGATCGCCGCCGAGAACCGGTTGAGCTGCTTCTTGCCGCGCTCGTTGACGCAGAACTCGCCGTTCGCCTTCTTCAGCTTGTACTCGGTGCCCGCCTCGTAGTCGGCCGTGACGGCGATCGACACGTACGCGTCGGTGACGATCTGCGACGACGACGCCCCCGTCACCGGGACGCCGCAGCTGTTTTCCAGTACGACCCGCATCACCTGCGGGGTCTTGGCGGGGATGCATAGTGCCGGCACTGGTCTACTCCTCCTGCGCCTTGCGGCGGCCTCGCGCCCGCGTCGGTGCGGGCTGGTCTGTGATCGGGACGTCGACGGTGACGTAGCCGGCGTCTACCGCCGGCCTCAGCGCCGCCAGGGCGCCGTCTGCGACGTGGAAGGCGTTCCCGCCGAGCGGCACGGCCGGGTGGCCCTCGACGAGCCCCAGGGCGTACAGGAAGCGGTCCTCGTCGGCCGCCTGCACGATCACGGGGCGGCCACCAGCGGCGGCGTGAACCCGCCGACGTCGGCGAGCACCGCGAAGTGACAGCAGTCCCATCCGACGACGTACGTGCGCTCGGCGACCATCACCAGCCGGTTCTCGGCCCGGTCCAATGACTGCGGGCCGTCCGGCACGACGACGTCGCCGCGGCGCACGAACACCGCTCCGGTGGCGTACAGCCACGCCGAGCCGGCCGGCGGGGTGCTCCCGTCGGGTCCGATGCCGACGTAGCCGGCTCCGGCGGCCACCCACGTGCCGCCGTGGGTGCGCAGCCGCGACCCGTCGCGCTCGACCTGCCGGTTCGGTCCGGCGAACGTCGCCAGCGTCCAGCGCGGCATGTGGATCACGCCGACGCCGCCGTAGCAGGCGGCGAGCGCCCCTTCGAGCAGGCCGATCGCCTCCGCGTGCGGCACGCCGTTCGCGGGCGCCCCGGTGGCGACGTTCGTCGCCGCCGTCTGGATCGTCACCGACCCGTCGACGACGGCGGCGTCCTCGGCCAGGTGCGGGTTCAGCGCGGCGGCCGCCCCCTCGACGTCGCCGGTCCAGAACGCCCGTTCCAGCGCCCGGCCCTCGCCGTTGAGCAGTGCCTGTCGGGCGCGGGCGCCGGCCTCGTCCCACAGGCCGACCGGCCCGCAGTCGACCCACGCCATGACGGTGACGGCCTCGGCGCCGCGGGTGCCCAGCCCGGTCGACGTCGCCGTCTTCGTGGCGGTGTCCGACGTCGTCGGGCAGCCGGCCAGCAGGGCGGTCGCCGGGTCGCACGGGTCCGGCTGGTACTGGATGCCGGCCCGCCAGTGAGCGTCCGGGTCGTCGACCGGCTGGGCGACCGACAGCAGCCCGTACGGCAGCGGCGCGAACGCCGGCGCCGCCACGTACGACTGGGCGAGGGCGACCGGGCTCACCGGCGCTCACCCCGTTCGGTCGGATCGGTCACGGCGGGCGTTCCGGTCAGACGCCGCACGCCGTCAGGTCGGAGGCGCCGGTCGTGCCGTCGGTGCAGATGACGACCTGGTAGCGGCGGGGTGCCGGCCCGAACGTGGCGATCAGGTGGCACTCCTCCATCCACGCCGCGGTGTGGTCGTTCTCGGCGTTGAGCACCGAGTCGCGGACCACGCCGAGCCGCAGCGTCATGCCGTTGCCGCGCTGGATCGCCCCGGCCGGGTAGATGAGGAACTCGATCGTCGTCGGCCACGCGGTCAGCGCCGTGGCGCCGCCCGGCAGGCCGGCGGTGCGCACCTGCCAGTCGGCCACGTACTGGACGCGCACCTTGCGCACGTCGAAGTGGTCGTTCAGCCGGGCGTCCGACACGGCGAGCAGGTCGACGCCGGAGCGCTTCGCCAGGTCGGAGCGCAGCACGCCCCGCGCCCAGAACGGCAGCACCACTTCGAGGATGTCGTCGTCGCACATCCCGAACCGGGTACGGAAATCGATCGCCGCCAGCTCGACGGCGCCGAGCAGCGGTGCCGCGGTGCCGTTGCCTCCGTCGTCGAGCGCCCCGCCCGACACGACGGTCGACCCGGTGATGATCTGGCCGATGTAGCGGGCGTTCGACGCGTGGAACATCGCCGCCTCCAGCAGGCCGAGCTGGTGGGCGGTCGCCTCCGGGAACGCGTCGTCGGTGAGGTTGCCCGCGGTGAGGCAGATGCCGTAGCACTCCAGCCGCACGTCGGTGAAGCTCGGGCACGGCACCCGCACGCACGGCTTGTTCGGCCCGCCGGTCACCGTCGCGATGTCGTCGGTCTCCGTCCACAGCCACGGGTTCGTCGTCACGTTGAACGCCCCGGTGAACACGTCGGCGAGCGTCGGCGACACCGGGAAGCGGATGCCGCCGCGACGCACCCCGAACGTCGGCAGGTCGATCCCGCCGTCCTGGCAGGCGACGTCGAAGAAGTCGTAGCGCACCTCCGACGGGGCGCACCAGCCGCCGGCCGCGGTCAGGGCCTCCTGCCGGCCGTTCGCCTGCAGCATCTCCCACACGTCGGCCTCGGGGGTGCGGTCCCCGTCGATCACGACCGGGAACTCGTTCTGCAGCACGGCGACGTCCAGGTAGTTGGCGTACTCCGGGCCGACCGCGGTCACCGGCAGGTTCCGGGCACGGGCGTGCATCGCCGTCGCCACGTCGAGCACCGTCGGCAGCCGCGACTCGTGGTTGAAGCCCGGCACGTCGGCGGCGGCGGTGACGACGGCCCGGTCGTGCTGCTCGGTCGGCCGGGGCCGCGGGGCGCGGGCGCGGCGCTCGGCGAGCGACAGGTTGATCCGCGGGTACGCCCGCGGCTGCGCCGGGATGCGCGGCCGGTCGGCGGCGACGGTCGCCAGCACCCGGTCCTCCTCCGGCTCCGGCTCCTCCTCGGCCTCGTCGCCCTCTGAGGCGTCCTCGGCCTCGTCGTCAGGCTGGTCGGCCTGCTGCTCGGCGACCGTATCGTCGGCCGTCTCGTCGCCGTCGCCGAGCACGGCGCGCGCCAGCTCGGCGGCCTCGGCGGCGTTCTGCTCCGCCGTCGCGACCCGCTCGGCGTACTCGCCCCGCACCCGATCCGAGTCGGCCTTCAGCTGCGCCAGCTGGGCCAGCACCTCGGTCGGCACGTTCTGGCCGTCGCCGTACAGCTCCGCGAACCGGGCGGCGAGCTGCTCGTCGAGCGCCGCCAGCGCGTCGTCGGAGAGTGTCGACAGGTCCTCGGGAACCT